GGAATTTTATTTTGCTATAGTTCGCTTCCTCGGTTGCGCCAGTAGCTCAGCTGGATAGAGTACCTGGCTACGAACCAGGGGGTCGTGGGTTCGATTCCTGCCTGGCGCGCCAACACCCTTAAGCCACAAGGCTTACAGAGTAGTTAAAACGAAAACACCTCATCAAACACCTCAGTGTTGAATGAGGTTTTTTGTTGTCTTACTTGTGGTTTTCTGCGCAGAATTTAATAGCTCTGTCAGCTCGGTCGACAACCTCTTTGTATCTGACTGCCAAGCGGAGACATCTATTACGTTCCCTATCGGTGTTGGTTTTAGACATTCTCTCAATGTCTGCGAGCTGGCTGCGCATCCGGTCAAGCTCATCACGAGAAGCAGACTCAGCAAGCCTAAGCTCAGATAAAGCAACTGCGTCGCTCGTCTGCTTGACTTTGAATTCCTCAATCGTTCTCTCGAGCGCTGATATTTGAGCACGGGCATTTTTGAGTTCCTCCTTGTTCTGCCCCTGATGGAAGCCGTAGAAGTATGCGGAAACGACCACAAGGAGCGCGCCGATAATTCTTACCATGGGTTTGGATAATATTTAAAGAGTTGATAAAGGAAGCTGATTAACGCGACCGCACCGTAGGCCCACGCTACCGTCGTCCATTTCTTATGCCGGGCCTCAGAACTTAGATACTTACAGTCGTTTGTTCTTGCGTAGAACTCGTGGACGTAAAGGCAGGCATAGACAGCAACTGAGACAGTGGTTGCAACTGCGTCAAGCAGCCAATCGAATGTCGTTCTTCTTGGCCATGTCGGAAATATTGGATAACCAAGCTCTATTGCAAATAAATACCAGCCGCGAAGAAGCACAAACACGAGCACTATTACGGTCAATACGGCCACTGCATAACCGATAAAAAGCTCTAGTACCGTCATTCGGTTTTGTCGTAAATCCCTATTCAACATCGGTGCTAAGACCCCCACAAAGCCGACGATAACGGCGCCTATAACTGTTATAATTTCGTTCATGGGTAAGCTCCATAAAGATTGTTAAAGGCCGCTCAGTGTTCCCGCACCGAGCGGTTTTAATTTTCAAGAAAAGAATAAATCCAATTCTCTCATCCTTCGATCTCTCAGGCCTTTCGTGACCACCGGATCATCCGGGTTGCAATACTTCGGCCACCACGTCCGCACGTTCTCCCACTCGCCTCGGTTAATCATTCCGAATAATCGGTATGTCCGGCATTTCGTCAGGCCGAAGTTGTAGACAAAACTCATTAAAGCGATAAATTGATTCTCGTTGATGTCGATATGGATCAGCGTTGCAAGCTCCTCCTGGGTGCGTTGGAGGTCTCGATCTAAAAGGTCGTAGGCTTCTCTCCGAGTAACGATGTCACCCTCGTGAACATTCCGGGCATGGCCGAATCCGATCGTCCAATGACCCGTGGGGCACTTGTAGGCCATTGGTTCAAACCCTTCTTGTTCAGCTACAAACTCGGCGGCGATCTCAGGTGGAAACAGCATTAAATTTTGTTTTCTCATTTATGCTCCGCCTCCTCGTGCTTCTTATAGAGTTCGTGAATGAGTTTTGTATTGTTCTGAATGGCTTGCTCGTTAGCCCATATTCCTCGTTTGATATCGTCAAAGATGACCGACCTCTCGCAGTAGTAATAGCCGAGAAGGAACCCAAAACAAATCGCGATCGCGATGGCAGCGGATCTGCATAGGCGTATCGCCCATTCATTTAAAAAGACGCTCATGATTTAGCTCCTAGTCTGCTGTCTAAAAATTTTTTGATGTAATAAGCGATGATCCTGACTCCAAGGTAAGCAGCCATGAAAGAAATTCCGACTGCGGCCAACTCATTGACGCCGTAGCCTTCGAGGATCCAGAAGACGCCAATCGCGGTCACGCCTCCGGACAATGCCTCCCAGATTGCTTCAAGCGCAGAGAACTCAATCGGTCTCTCCTTGCGTTTTTCTCTCCAGTCATCGACGTAGCGAAGAAGCCCAGCGATTAAACCGAGCCCACCAACGCAGCCGATCAGCGTATTGATTAGTTCTGTATGTTTCAGCATGACGCTCGGCTTCTCCTTTAGGTTTTATGTGTGTTATTTTGGAGGAGTGCAAGAGCCTCAAGTATCAGGAGGGTGGTACAATCAGAATTGGTTTTTTTTATTTATTAACTAACTTATCTAGTTCATATAGAGAAAGACTATTCCAAAACTTTTAGGTGGTTTGGGAAAAGCTCGTCCGATTAACCTCGGTCGAGCTTTTTCTTTCAATGCGCACACCTAACTAAAAGCCCCTCGAAGTGAGGGGCTGAGCGGTTAGATGGAAGCACTTAGCGGATAAAGCCGTAGTTCGACATCCTTAACATGGTTTCCGCCAAGGCCGACATAACTACCCTTTGTAACGGGCATACTAAACTTGCCGCCGCCATTAGCCCACGGAACTAGCGACTGAGCCCCGGGGCCAGCCGCATAGCTGGATTCATTCGTTCCGGTAAATGAGACAACAAGAACGCCGTCGTTAGGCATTACGCCCTGATAGATAGAGCCCCAATCGTCATTAACGTCAGTTCCTGTCATCACTATTGGAGAGGCTCCCCAGGCAGGTTGAGCAAAATGCGCGGCTTCGGTTTTTGTTGTTCGGGTATTCAGTAATAACTGGAGGAGCGATTTCAGCATGACGCACCTCCAAACATCTGATCAATTGTTCCCCTCGACTTTGTATATTCGAAGATAGGCAGTAGAGAACTGATTTGATTGCCCAATTGCGTAGGTAAGTTCTTGACCTTTTTTAGCGTAAGCCCAGATCGAAAGATTCCCATTCGCAGATGGTCCGAGATTGATGAGATTGAACCCTCCAATATCGGCAAACCAAACTCCATAACCTCTGAGGTTGACAACCCCCGTGTACGGCATCGTGAATGGGTGACTTTCTCCATCTGCAATAACAGGTAGTTCAGAAGAGCTTTGAATAGAAATTGTTGACTGATCAGCCACCCACTCCCGCTTGTTCTGTAAGAATTTCTCTGCAAAGAGCTGTACCAATGACTTAAGCATAGGCCACCTCCTTGCAGAATAAGTTTCTTAAGAACTTGATACCCCCCCCCGATGGTTTCAATAAATTCACAAGTTATATTTTTGGCATTTCTAGCACAAAGAATAAACTTTCGCCCTTTGGCTACTGGGCACATAACCCGTAAAATATCTCCTGCAACCTTAGGAGAGGAAAAATTTTGAGCCTCGTAACTTTGCGCGGAAGCAATACAAAAATCAGAAGACGCAGTAAATGAGATAGATGCGTAACCGTTGGTTGGAGCAGTGCCTTCAAACACCACACCCCATAAATCAATACTAGTTTTTGTTGGAACTAAGGCTACTATCGACCGAGAGGGCATTGCCTGTTGTGCCACCGCCTCATTCTCCTGCTTGCTGTAGAACCTTGAAAGCAGGAGGCTCAGAATGTTTTTCAGCATAATGCGCCTCCTGTCAAAGGATTAAAAGTCTGAACTTGCCTTGTAGAACCAAAGAGAATAATCGGTTGTACTTCCGCCACGACACAAGAACTTAATCTGTGTCCCTTTTTTAACGTAACAACAGATTCCAGCTCCCGCAGTGTTTCCGTTAAGAATGGAAGCAAGTGCCATCTGCCCGTTCTCGACTTGGATTTCAAGAGCTGAGACTGTAGTTGAATTGCACCGAGCAGTCGCCCAGCCGTTGCACGAAGCGATGTAACTAAAGAAATCCGTGGTGCTTGTGCAAGGGATATTAATGCCCTGATGGATGATAGGAGCTGATTGTTCTGAAACCCAAGATTTTTTGCTTTGCAAAAACTTCTCGGCAAATAATTGAACGAGGGCTTTAAGCATGACTGAGCCCTCCGAACAAAGCAATTATACCCCCCCACCAATTGACTTTATCAGGCCAACAGTTATTTCAGCTGTATTTTCAGCAAAAACCTTAAATGTTTTTCCTTTTGCGATTGGCAGATTGAGAATCGGGAATTGATTCAAAGTTGCTTTAGCAAAAGTGCTTCTCTCCATATGTGGAGGATTATCCCCAGCAGTTATTTGTACGTAGGATTCTCCTGTCGCCTTTCCTCGAACAATCACATAGCCATCGCTTGGAGCAATGGTGGAGTCAACCACCTTCGTCCAGCTTGACACTGAAGTTGCCGAGGGAGAATACTGAATGACGGTTCCGTCATCAGGGTAGCTTGAGTGACTGGCCTCGCTCGGAGTAGTTCGGCTATCAAGTAGCCGCTGAATAAGTTTTTTAATAAGGCTCATTTAGAACCCTCCTTGTCTCATTTGTGATCTTGCATTGACTTTCTGCTGTAGCTCGTAAGCCAAAGCCGCGGGAAACTCAGGCCACGGCACGAACGGGAAACCCTCGACCTCAGGCAAGTTTCTCAGTGCTTGGCGATAGGTCTCAAGGGCCGTTCTGTCTTCGTCTTCCAGAGCAGAACGTTTGGCTCCTGCTGACCGCGCCACGGTGATGTCAGGCAGTTTCACATAGTCGTCTGTATCCGAGATTCGAGCATTGCGCTCTGCTTTGATCTCGTTGCTGTAGCGCTCTTTGCAAAAGTCATCGGAGTTTTCCGGAAGGTCTGCCTGTGTGTAATATTTCCCATCAGCACTCTGATACAGCTCGTCAGTAATCAACTGAGATTTGACTGCGAACTGCTGACCCGTCTTGAACTTGACTTTGGCTTTACCGATCAACGGTTTTTCCAACACTTCTACCTTCAGGTTGTCAGCTTTCAGCTTAGGCGTTGTGAAGGTGTAGAGGTCATAGCCATACTGGAAACCCTCTGGACGATTAAGCGGCTCAATCGGAATTTCCTCTTGAACCTTGTCGCCTTTCAGGTACTTCTTATCAACCAGTGCGATAAGCTCGATTGAGCACGGCTCGACATGGAACCCTTGAACGTCCGACAAGGACGTGATTCTGCCGTTGCCCATCTTCACGCCGTAAGCGGCCACTGGCTTAGATAGCGCCTTGGATAGGTACTGCTGCTTAATCTCTGCAAGAGTTGTCATGCCTGATCTCCGTAATGCTCGTCGCAGTAGGCAAAAGCCAGAACGTGGAAAACTTTGTCACGTGCTTTGGAATAGGAAATCCTCTTGCCGGTTTCCGGATTGAAATTACGAACGTCCACACAAGCGGAAGTGTCGGTAACAGTGAAACCATTCTTAAGCACAAGGGTGCATACCATCGTGCCTGTACCCGCCACATGGTGGTAATCGGCATGGTCGATCATGGCATCCACCGATTCAGGACTGATAACAGGGTATTTACAGGCTTTTCTAACTTTTTCTCTAATCTCTTGAGTGTTCATGTTTTATCTCCTTATGAATCAGATTCGTTTTCTAAAGCGTCGATTTCGGCTTGAGTGGCTCCGTTATCTAAGCAAAGCTGTTTGAGAATTGGCACGAGATAGGCCTCGATCTTTGAGCCCAAAGTGCTGGTCACCCAGGCCGCTATCGCAGAAGCAAAAGACGCGGCGAACGCCGCGGCCCAGCCGATGTTTGTTCGAGCTTGCGCCCGCTGAGCGTCTGTAAGATTGTTCTGCTCCGTGTACAAAATAGCCGTCGGTGCCTCGCCCGGATCGCCTTTTGGCCCGTCATTACCCGGGTCACCCTTCAAACCGCTAGGGCCTTGAACTGAAAGTTTTATCCAATAGTTTTCGTTGGTAAGTTCTGTTCCGGCGGGTGCGGCTTTAATCGCTTCATAGACATAACCGTCGGCGTCCTTCACTCGGTCAAGAATGTTGTATGCGGTCGTAGCGCTATAGGTGCCTTTCCACGTGTAACGCACCTTTCCGATATTAAGTGTTGGCATAGGTAGCTTCTACCTCCCCGTTGTCGTTAATAGAAAATTCAGCAGGCGCAAGACCCACGTATTCGAGCTGAAGCATTCCCTCTCCGTTTACTTGGAACTGTCCGAAGCAGGTGGCATAGGGACTCTGACCCATAGGCCCCGCTTCACCCCGCTCACCCGCGGGCCCCGGACTGCCCTGCAAACCGCGCTCACCGCGGGGGCCGCGCAGGTTTGAAATCTTTGCTCCGACTGTGGCGGTTGTCGCGGTTACAGCAGTAACTCGGTACAGGTCCCCGTTGGTTGTATTAAGAACGAGGTCTCCTGCCTTGATGTATGTAGAAGGCGTCAGGTTCGATAACGGAAATGTTTCGTTCTCGGAGATAGTCGGGCTTGTGCGGGTAGAGAATCCTGATTGCGAAGCAACCGTCTGAATCTCTTGGAGTATCTGCTGACAGGTCAGCTTGTCGTCGTTCGTTGCGCTGGCATTGGCCTGAGCTTGCGCCGCCAACGCTTCAATGGTTTGAAACGTCAGCATCATTGCGTCAATCTGTGCCTTGATCGCCTTCACCTCTGCAACGTCTGCTTCCACCGTGGCGTACACAGACTGAGCCAACTGCGCATACTCTCCGGCGGTCGCAGCGACCTCCAAGACTTCAGTCAGCACTTCTTCAGGCGTCTTGTCCTGCGTGTACGGCACGACTAAAGCTCGGTCCGCAAGAAGTCTTACCTGCTGAATCAGCGCGCAGAGCTTGTCAAAAACCTCATTTAGAGTCTTAGGAGAAAAAGACCCGAGGTTCATCAGATGCGTCTTTTGCAGATACGGAATGGACGAGACAATGCGGAACTTCAAGTCTGCTGCGGGCGCCGTTGTAAACGTCACGCTCCCGCCCGGGTAGCCCTCTTGATCTTCGTTGAGCGTCACCGAGTAGAGGTCGCTCGACATCACTTTCTCGGAGGACTCCCCTGTTGCCTCGTAAATCGTGATGTCGGTACCCGCGTCAAAAACCTTGAAGGCGAAGGCGTAAGTCTTGGTCGAGCCGTCGCCCACCAAGAGCTGAGAACTCCGCGCTTCTGTTGAAATACTCATAGCTTCTCCTTTTTCTTGGCAATTCTGAATGAGCGTTACGGCGTCAAGTATCAGTATTCCGAGTAGCCGAAGATGACAGCCAACGGGTTATCCGTCTTGCCGCGTTCGATAGCGTCGATACCCGTCATGGCGCGAGTGATCGGAGCCGCAGGCAGTCCGAATATGGCGCCCGTCATGTTGGTAAGCGACTTCCAAAAAGCCATATCGAAGTCACCTTGCTCGACCTGCTGAGCAAAGCGGCGCACGTCTTGGAACTTCTTCATGCCCGAAGGACCCGTGTAAGAGTCCGTAATGCCCGAGAACTCACGCAGGAAAACGAAGAGTCCGAGGTTAAAGTCCACAACAGACCACGGTGCTTTTTCAACGCAGTGCTCCCACCAATCGTCAGGATCGGCTCCTGCGACGCCTGCCTTGATACCCTCGCGCAGGAACGTCTCGATCACGGGCTGGAAGCAGAGCAGAAGGAGCGCGTCAGCGGCAAAGGCCATTTTCCCCTTAGTGTGCTTGCTTACCATCACGGTATTCAGAATGGAATTAAAGAACGTGTAGAAGACGGTGAAGATTCGAGACAAGGGGCCGCCGCGCTCGACCGCAGACAAGTCCATCAGGCGTCCGCTGCCCTGTGCGTCAACCACTGCGCGGTCCGCTCTTGCCACGGCCTCGGCGTCAACACAACCCTCGGACAGTGCTTTCTCATAAGCACCGAGCCAAGTAGGAACGTCCACCAACATCTGAGTGAAGACGATCATGGAATAGGCGTAGCGCTCGATGTTGTTTCTCAAGCGTCCTAAAGAGCTTTCGGAGTAGGCCTGAATCTCGGCCAACTCTCTAAAGCGTGTCCTCGCACGATTCTCAAATGCACCGCTCTTGCCCGCGGCGAACTTGAAGGCCGCTCTCGGCCCCATTGTCAAAAAGCGCGATAAGCCCTTCGCCGTCCACTTATGACCGATGACCGCTGTGGTATTGATAATGCCGATAGGCTGGACAATGGCGGTGATGACGTTAAGACCCAATGCAGCAATAGAGATACCTGATGTCACCACTCGGGATATGGCGTCAAGACCCTCGGGCTGAGAGACGTTTCCCGTGGCAATAGCTTTGCGCCATTCGTCGATAGCACCCACTGCACGAGGCCCCCAATAATCCGCGAGCGTGGGACTGACTCGTTTCAGAATCTTGCCTGAATTGACTACCCACTCTTCCCAAGCCAAGCGATGGATTTCCGCGTCGAGGCCCTCGAAGGCCGCACGCAGTGTCAGCGTTATGGCGAGTCCCTCCACCTTCTTGGCACGCTTCTCTAAGAAGCCTTTAGCGGTGTTCTGACTGCGGGAGGCCGCTGCTACCTGACTCAAGGCGTCTTTCATGTTGGCGAGCTCCTCTCCCTTCACGCTTGCCAAGCGATCGTAGACAATGGGGTAGTACCCGCCTTTCAGTTGTACGAGGGTGCCGTCGGCAAGACGGAAGGAGATCGGGCGCGGCGGCACAAGCTCAGGCGTTCTGCCCGTTAAGCGCTTTGCCTGCGCCATAACTTCGGGCTGAAGCTCGGCGAAGGTATCCCACACTTCTTGGACGGCTTCTAATTCTTCCTTGGTAAGGGTCTGACTCACGATCTGAATCATTTCCTCGCGGGTGAGCTTGCGTCCGCCTGTCGCAGGTTTCCAAAGCTCGGAGCCTGAGACCAAGCGGTCAAGGTTTCCGTCATTGCCCATGTTCAGCGCCATAGCGATGACTTGGCTTCGGGTAAAGCTCGACTGCGCAAAGTCGTAGTAGCGCGCTTTCTCGAATGTCTTGCGTCCGAGCACCTTGAAGGCTTTGAACAGGCGCTTGGCAAAATGCACCTTCAACTGCTCCTCGTGCGTCGCCGCTTCGTCGGCGGGTTTGATAATGGCCTCGAAGAGATTGCCGTTGCGCTTGCCGTCCATAGCCGCAAAGAGCGACGGAATGCGGGCGTGGGCCATCCCGATCTTATCTAAGGCGTCTTTGACCTTGGCTCTAATGCCGACGTTTTCCATTGCGCCCTTGGCTTCGATACCGTGCTTCTGCGCATTGGCGATCACGCCGTCGGCAATTCCGACTGCGACGGTATCCAGCTCTATGGTCTCTCCTGCGAGTTCTACCGTGTTCACGTCGCGTCCCAACTTCATAAGCTGACGCACCGCGGCTTCCAGCTCTTGGGCGAGTTCCACGGGCAACCTCTCGGGGTCGGCGTCCTTACCTCCAAAGGCGTCACGAATGCGGGCCCCTAAGTCGTCTTCGATGTTGGGCTGAATCTCGCCCTGATCTTTACATTCCTGACTGAACTCAGAGATCGACACAGCGTCGCGGGTTAAGTCCTCGGAGACGCTGTAGCCCGCAGTGGCGAGGAGCCTCTGCGCCATAATGAGGTAGCGAGTGGAAGTACCCTTGATCTCCTTACGGTTCTTAATTCGCCTGTAGAGCTTTTCTGCTCGAGCCTGCTGCTTCTCAATCTTCGTTGCTTCGTTCGCTAAGCAAAGCTGATAAAGCTCCTGTCGCTTGAGGAGCGCGGCCTGCTTTAGGTCTCCGCGCTTTAAAGCCGCGAGCGCTTGGCGAGCTTTAGCGGCGGCCTGATTGCGGTAGTTCTCTGCATGAATCTCTTTCGAGCTCCTGCGAAGCAGAGCCTCCTTTGCCACGTCTGCAAAGAAGGAGGCGTCCACGGTTCTATTCTGCGTGCGCTCCAATGCGTTGATCTCAATGGCGACCACTCGGGCGCCTGCGTCCTGAGAGACTGCTTCGTCGGCAAGTTTTTTAATGGCCTCGGGTGTTGCGATCTCGCTTCGCTCGGTGTCCATTCGCTGTTGTACTCGGGTGTCGATAATCGCGTCGGTATCCGCGTTGGCAAGCAAGTCCTTAACCATCTCGTCGGCGCTCGTGTAGCCCTGCGCCTTAGCGAGGTCTTGGGCGCTGACTTGGCTTGTACCCTTGGTATGCACGTAAAGGAGCTTAGCCTTTTTTAAGGTCTCGATTTCCTCGTCGGTGAAACCGAGTTTAGAGAGTTCACTCTTCGTGAGTTTCGGGCGGTAGTTGGAACCGTCGGCCTGCTCCTCTCCATCCCTTAAGAACGTCATCAACTGACCCACACGGGTCTTGTCGAACTTCGCTCTTTCCTCTTTGGCAAACTGCTTGCGGGCTTCTTTTGCGTCCTTGGTTATGCGCTTTTCCATCTGAAGCGTAAGGCGCCCTGTGCGGTGGGCGTTGCGAAGCAAGCCTGACATCAAGTACTCATAGGCCTCTGCGTCGCGCTCCTGCAAAGTCTCCTCGTAGTCTTGGAGCACACCCGGCTCCACTAAGCCCACGAACTGCTCCATCAGGTCAAACATCTGACGGCGCATTTTGGCCTCAGTCACCTGTTCTTGGGCGATAAAGAGATTGTCGAAAAGCTCCTTGGTCTGCGGATTAAGTTCGGTCCCGGGGATGCCCGAGAGAACGTAATAGACTTTTTTCAGGAAATTAGAGAACTGACGGAAGAGCGCACGAAGGCCGCGGGTCGGTGCGCGTCCGTCCATAAGGTAAGCCTCGTAGGTGCGGGCGAACTTCTCGTGCAAAGGACGTTGCTGTTCTAAGGTCATGACGTCCCACTGCGCAAAGGAGTCAATGCCCAGCCATTTGAGCGCCGCCTTAGTTGCGTCAAGGTAGTGCTTCTCGCCCTCGGTGAGTTCCTGAGTCTTGGCCTTGTTCTCCAAGTCTTCGGCAATAGCGATACGGTTGTGCAGGAACCAATGGCCCGACTCATGCACAAGCGTACTCGGGTCGGCAGAGGCCCAACGGACGATGATATTCTGACCCGGGAAAAACTCGCCCTTAGAACCGTTGGCCTGCGTAATGCCCGCGGCCTTAGCCTGTTCGGGATTAGCCGCCTGCTTCAGACCGTGTGCTCTCCAAAACTCTGTAGGTGTCATGCCGAGGTCTTGCGCGGCTGTCATTTCCAAAGACAAGAAGAGTCCCGTCATAGCGGCCTGCTCTGTTTTCGGAGCACCCGACTTTTCAAAGACTGATGCGATTTCCTTGGTTAATGCCTTGATTTCATTAGGTGTTTCCTTCGGGCGCAAACGCTCCAAGCGATTTGCTATCGGCTCAGCGACTTGCGCATTTTGCTCGGCCGGTTGTGCATTTTGCCTAGCTAATTGTTCATTTTGCTCAGCGGGTTGTTGCCCTGCCAAGCCTCCTGCCACTTGGTCAATGGCCTGAGAAACGGCGTCGGCGATGTCAACTACAGGGTTGTCAGCCTGCGGCTCTTCCGCGCCTTCCTGCGGTGCCTGCTCAGAGGCTTGGCCCTCGTCCTCCATCCCTTCCATTTGATGGAGCGACGGCTCGTCGGCTAAGTGCAGGAGCGGCGCAAGATCGTCGTTGATGTCCGAGCGAGCGATACGCATAAGGTACTCGCCCGCAGGGATTGCGATCTCACTGCCTGACTGCAAGGCCTCTTGGAACTGCGCGGCGGCTGTCGGAGACAACTGCATAAGCGCTTCCGCGAGCCCTGCGTCCTGCACGGCCTGCGCGTCGATATAGACCTCGCTGTGGCCTACGGCCTCGCCCACCTCTTGGAAGTAGCTCTCTGCAACGTCGGGAGCACGTTCAGCCAAGACATTCTCGCGAGCGAGCTGTCCTAAATCTTTGAAGTTCTGCGTGCGTACTTCGGCCTTTGCCTTCTCCACTTGGCGCGTCATGTAGGCTCGGTGGCCTGCGGTCGCAATCTCCTGCGGCGCGGTGGTAAATTCGCCCACCATTTCCGCCAAGACATCAGACCAAGAAGTGATTCTGCCCTCAGAGGCGATCTGACCTAAGGCTTCGCCCGTGCCGCCGAGCGTGCCTTGAACGGGCGCTTGGACAACAGATTCGGCCATAATGCGGGACGGAGCAGAAAGTTTGGCGTGCAGTGCTTTAGGCAATAACGTCTTGGAGGCAAGACCTGCGGACGCGGCGTCAAGCAGTGCAACGGGGCCTGCGTGGAGCGCCGCTTTCTCCCTAAACTCCGCGAGCTTAGCGGGGTCAGAGATTGCGGCTTGCATGTCCTCAGCGGTCATTCCTCCTTTTCCTTCCTCATTGATCTTCCCCATCAGGGTGGAGTTTCTGTCTAGGCCATAAGAGAAAGCGCCCGTGACTGCGGCGGCACCTGCGGGGCCCGCTAATGCAGAAGCCAAGCCGATAGACGGCATGGCAGGTGCATACTGAATGAAGGACTCCCAAAACAGCTCAGGAACAATTCCCGGATGCGTCAGGATGTAGCTTGCCGAGTCTCCGAGTTCGGTCTGTTGTGCGAACTCCTGCTTGGCCTCAGATTCAGGAAAGAGCGCGCTCATGCGATTGGCGGTTGCCGTCTGCGTTGCGTATTGCCTCTGCTCTTTCTGCAATTCCTCACGCATTCCCTTGATGTTCTGCGTGAAAAACTGCATGGCGATGTTGGCGATGTTCTCGTCCTTAATGCCGAAAACTTCCATAGGCGTCTTGCCCTCGCGAAGTTCTGCGGTCATCTGATCGAGCCGCACCAAACGAGCCGCGGCGTCGTCGAGCTTACCGATGTTGCCCAGCCCCGGCATGGTATTGAAAAGACCGAAAGAACCGCGTGCGATAGCGTTGCGGCTGTCCTTGAACCAACGGGCATCGTCATATGGACTGCCTGTCATCTTGAAGATTGCTTGTTCTAAAAGACCCGCGCTTGCCACGTCGTCCTTGACGAGCTGAGCCTTCTCAGGGTCGGCAACAATCCTTTGGAGATAGACGGGAGTCATTGCCTGCATTGCGGCATAGTCAATGTCCTGCGCCTGTCGGATGGACACTTCTTTTGGCGTCATCTGCGCGGCTTCTGTCGGCGTAATACCGAACTGCCGAGCCACGGCAAAGTTCTTAGCCGCCTGCTCGGGCACGATGTCCTGATTCAAGGCGTCGGTGTAGGAGAGCGCGGCGGACTGCACCGCGGCCTTTTTCATATCATCTTCAAAGGACATAGTTTTTCCTTAATCGTTTCCGAAACCGTCGAAGGTGTTGTTGAGCGGGGTCTTCGCCTCTTCAGCTACTTCGCCGTCCATCTTTTCCTTCTTCCAAAGGGAGCGCGTGTACCATTTGAGGGTTTCGAGCGCGTCGGGGTCTCGGTGGTAGAGCCACTTGAAGGTCTTTCTCACATAGTCCAAGCGAGGCTGAGAGAAGCCGTCGAAAGAGAACCCCTGAAGGTTGGTGTACTGACGGGTGTCGAGATTGACGAGCGCCTCATAAATCTCGCCCTGCGAAGGGCTGGCGTCGGGCAAACCGAGGCGTTCGCGCTTCAAGGTGGCGAGCTGTTTGCCAATGGCATAGAGATTTCCGCGCTTGGTGGTGTTGGCGTCCTTGGCACTGAGCTGAGTAAAGTTCTTTTTAGAGTCGGGCATGATGATGTTGTTCGTGTCGTACTCATGGCTCAAGAACTGTTTGGTCAGGTCATTGAGCGTATTGGCTCCGATCTCCTTACCCTGCCTAGCGAGGACTTGCAGTTGCTCAGCGACAAAGCCCCGGAACATACCGATCATGTCCATACGCTTGTTCTCGTCTAAGTCCTTCCATTCTTGGGCGCCATAGACTTCCTTAAACGATTGAGTCATGCGCTCCATGCTCAGCTCGTACTCGGGCTTGAACTTGCCGACTTGAGCGTCGCGAACGTCGAGCGCCTGCTGTTGGTGCGCCATTGCGTCCTTCTCTTTGAGGCGTGCTCTTTGGTCGTCAAGCGCTTGGCGAACGTCTCCCGGCACGGCGGCACGCACCAACGTATAGCCCGCGTCGCTGAGCTCCAGCAGGGCCTTATCGTTGGTCATGTATTTGGTGTAGAGGTCACGGTCTCCCGACTGATCGTTGTTTCGGAGAGCCTTAACCTTGGATGCGATCTCGGCAAAATCGCTCGGCGTCACACGGTTCTTGAGCTGAACGGGTACGTTGCCGATGTCGAAGCTGTTTTCAAAACACCAATTGAGAATCGCCGCACCGCCGTTCTCGCGCTCCCGCATATCGGATTGCCGTTGCTTTTCCAACTGCGCATAGGTTCGGTCGGTAATGCTGTTGCGGTGCGCGATGTCGAAACTGGCCCTCGGGTCAAGCTCAAGCACCTTGTCTTCCACTTGTTTGCGGGAAGCATACTCTCCGTACTTTTGAAAACTGGCAGGGTCAAAGATCGAGCCGCCGCTACCCGATTTCATAATGGCGGCGTTATATCTTTCTCGAAACTTCGTCACATAGTCGCGGCTGTGCGGGCCGAGGTAGTCGAGATAAGACCCGCCCTTCTTGGCGGCCTCGGTCAGTGCCTTCTTAACCGCACCTTCCCCTGCGTGGTACGCGGCGCTTGCCAATTCAAGCTGACCGCCGAACTGACGCACGAGGTAGTTGTAATGCAGAAGTCCAAGCTCGATGTTGTAGTCTCGGTCTTTCAAAAACTTCTCTTTATCCCATACAACGCCGTTTCGCTTGGCGGTTTCCTCAGCAGTACCGATCTGCATTTGCGCCGCACCGTAAGACCATTTACTTTGGTCTTTAGGCACCGAGCCGTCACGGTAACGCCCGACAAGCACTTGGCCCGTCTTGGTATCGAGCTGATGTCCGCCGCTTTCCATCCCGATACAAATGCCGAAGCCGTGCTCGGCAGTACCGAGCTTGTACGGCGGCATTCCGTTGTGGCCGAAGATTTCCGTGTTGCGCGTCAGGCTTCTTGCCACGCTGTCCACCATGTTGGTGTCGCTGATCTTGTTGGCTTCCTGATCGACCAAGTTACGCGTGCGTACAAGATCGGAAGCCGTCATCAGATCACCGTGTTCTTTCAGAAGGCGCTGTGCGTCAACGATAGCTCGGGGGTCGTTTTGGATGTCGGCAAGAATATTGGTAATGGCGCCCGCCACGCCCTTGGATACCTGCTCTCGGGCATAGACCTGCGCCGCGGCATTATCCAGGCCGAGGTGTTCTCGGGCATAGAAAAGTGCATTGCTGTCAACGAGTTTCTGATTCGCTTCAAAAGACGCAGGGTCGTTGACCGCTTTAATCATCCCGTTGATACCAATGGCGATGTTGCCCTCGGCAGAGGACTTTTTCCATGCGTTGTTTTGCTCCAAGACAAAAGCACTCGCGGAGTTATAGACCTGATTGCGACGATTGATGTAGTAGCGGTCTTCAAACTGCTTCAACATCTCAGGCGTGAAGCCTTGGGTGTATTGGCGCTTGGCGGCTTCCAATCCCTCGTCCACGCGCTGAGCAAGCCCCTTGCCGTCGTCATCAGGCAGGCAGGCGTTCTCCCCTTGTAGCTGTCTCCATCCGCCCTGCGGCTTGCCGTCTTCTCCCGGAACACCGTAGGTACTTTCGGTGATGTAACGCTCCAAGTCGCCGCGGGCGCGCTCGATCTTGGCTTCGTTCTGCTTTTGCTGGAAGTAAAGCGCGGCGCGGGCCATAGGTTCGTAGTTCGGCTGCTTGACCTGCACGCGGCCCGTCGGGTCCATGAAGTCGGTGGTGCCGACGTTGACGGTCGGGGTTAAGTCTTGTGTCTGATTCGGAATTAAACCTGCCATTATCGTCTTACTCCTACACCTGCTTTAAAGGACTGCCAATAGCTTGCGACGCGGCCCGCGCCCTCAAGCCCCGCGGCAAAAGCATTACCGAGCGCAACGTCGCTGTTGGCAGAACCGAGAATGCCGAGCGCCTTGGACTGACCCGTAAGCGACGCGCCCTTGGCGGCATAGCCCCAAGACTGCGCGATAGCGTTAAGTTCTGCGGTCTTCATGTCTTCGCCTTTCAGAAGATCGGTCGTCGCCATAATCTCGGCGATGTTGCCCGTGCCAAGCCCGATGCCGTTGGCTGCGGCTCTCGTTCTCTGCGTAGCCTTCGTCTGCCCCGCTTTGCGCGTGAGTTTTCCGATAACGGCCTCGCCTTGGCGTCGGCTCATTTCCACACCCATCTGCATGGATTCGGCGTTGTTGGCGGCGATCTTGCTCTGCGCTTTCTGCACGGCGGCCTGCGTCTTGGAAGAGGCCCAAGTGCTATAGGCGCTCCCGAGTGCCTGACCCACGGTCAGCCCCAAGCCCACAAGACCGAAGGTGTTGCCCCAATCGGTCTCAGTCTTGGCGCCCGCCCCCTGCGTGGCTCTCGGCTCGTAGCCGTAGTCCGCAAAAGCCTCCTGCTGTGCGGGTGTGACCGGCCCGAGGCGCGCAAGCTCGAACTGCTCCTGCTCGGCGGGCGTGAACATTCGCGGTGTATTGGTTTGATAACTGTAGTAAGAAGACATGAAAATCCCCACGTGGTTGTGGGGATAAGGTAACGCTTCAAATTGTCGTCAAGTGTCAGCCCGCGAGATCAACGGTAAGCCCCGTAATCTTCAGCGGCAGGGGGTCGGCCTGCCTTACGCAGACCTTGCCTTCGTCTTTCCATGAGGGCGTTGTCAACACAGCTACCGTGCCCGTTACCGCGTTGGGCGGGGCGCCGTATGGCTCGTCCGTTCTCTGCTTGTTCTCCGTCAGCTCCTCAAACGACGGACCGACCCAAATGCCGCTGGAACGATAGACCTGCAACCAAGCCTTGTTGATGTTGGCTGTATGACCTCGACCATAGGAGCCGTCGTTAAGCTGAATGGCAATCGGTAAGGTCTGAAGTTCTGCGGTGATCGGCAGTCCCACGTGAATGACCGAGTGCTCTTCCGGTAAAGTAATCTTCCCGTTTTTCACCTTCTGCGGCGGCATGACGGCCCCGTCTCCAAGCACTGCCACGGTACAGCCTTCGAGGTGGTTCAAGCCTTGTAGCGTCGAGACGGGCACGCCTCGGTAAGTAAGACCCGAGTCAACGTAGAAAGACTCTTCCAACGTAGCAGCGGACATGGTGCCCATGCGTTCCACGTAACGAACGTAGGCCCCGTTCACAAGGCGCCGCACTACCACATAGAGGCGGTCTTCCTCGCCTTCGGTCACGACGGCGCAGGACTCGAAGTAGCCGTCCTTAGTAGTATGCACGTGCCAAGCCCCGACGTTTTGCTCGGGCAAATAGGTAAGGCCATAAAGCTCTCCCTTGTTCGTCGCACCCCAAATGATCTGCTCGGGCGCCGCCGTGACACTTAAGTCCACGACGCGCTTGCCGAGTTCAAAGAGGTGCGGGGCACGGATGGAAAGGTCGCTCGTAATGAAACCGTTGGCCTGCCAATTGTAGCCAAGCTCTCGCAGATGTCCGCCGCGGGAGGCGGCATAGACCGCCGTGTTGTTGATAATCACGGGCTGGACGGGAGAAGCTCCGATGTAGCTCTGCGGTTTCACGGAGATGGAGTTCGGCGTTAAGGCGTCGGAGTTGACCGAGGTAATGCGGAACTCGGCGGTCTCAGTCAATGCAAGAAGCTGAGAGATCGGTACCAAGTGCTGCACGCGAGACGCTTGCTGAGCGGCGATACGGAACTTAATGCGGTTGTCGTCCTGCGTCGGGATGGTGTAGCTCATATCTGACTCAGTGCCCGGACGGGTTCCCCATAACATCTGAGGACGGACGCGAGTGCCGCCGAAAAAGCGCCTCTGCTCGTAGTACGTCACACATCCGGGATAGTCGCCGATTGCACCGAGCGACAAGCTCACGGTAGCACCCGAGCCATACTCGGCATAGACGGTTGCCGTCGGGTTGGTGTAGCCCTGTCCGCCGTCAAGGATATTGACTCGCGTTAGCTTCCCGTTGGCAAACTCAGGTGTAAGAACGGCACCTCGCCCCGTCGGGTCGGTCACGATAATGCCGCGGTGTGTAAAACCATTTGCAAACACACGGCCCGACGCAGGCGCCGTCGTTCTCACCAAGTTGAGACGCACCTGTGTAGTGTCGTCCAAACCGTAACCGTCGATGTTTCCCGCGTCCATTGTCAGCACGGGGTGCGCCGTGCAGTCGATAATCAATCGAGGTTTGACGTAGCCTGAACCTGCCTTCTTGATTCTCAGACCGATCAAGGGCTTTATCGCTACGTAACCCGTCTTCTTTTTATCGAAACCGTGGAAGTCGATGTCATAGACTTTGTTCTTATCCGACTCAAGAATCGGCTCGATCTCGGCTCCGCTTCCCGTACCCGCGTCGTCAACGACGTAAATGTTGTATTGGAAGTAGTTAATGTAATCGACGAGGTTCAATACTTCCCAAGCGTTGTACCAAGCATGGTACGCAGGGATTTGCATTTTCCTTTCCGTGCGCCACTCTTCCTGTGAGTCCAGCGTGACGCTCGTAATCTCACCGTTCGGCCCCACGTAGCCTGTGCCTGCGTTGGTGATCGTCGCGGATTGAATGGAGCCTGCCGATTGAAAGATCGTGTCGTATCGAGGCGGTGTGATGGACTCGTCGGCTGCGATATTGTCATCCGTGAAGGTCAAGGCGTTGGTCTCCCCGATGTAGCCATAGACGCCCGACAAAGACTTATAGACGCGATAACGGTTAGCGCCTGTCACGGCGCCCCATTGAATGACGTTGTTGCTCTCATTGTGATAAAGATTACAAGAGATGGTGAACGCGGTGCTTGCGCCCGACTCAATGGTTCCCTCGTCGGTTTCTTTCAGGGCTGTGACCACATAACGAACGTTGAAGCGGTTCTCGCTCGTGTTTCCATTAGGGTAGTACGTCACGCCGCTGATGGTGGGAGCCGAGATACCAAGCGCAAAGTCAATGGTCTCTAAGCGCCAATCGTAGGCGCTGTAGCGCTTTAATTCTTTCGGAGGATACTTCGTATGTACGAGCGTCAAAACGTCGGCTGACTGCGTGTACTTGATCTCCGCGAGGTCATCCGCTTCGTATGGCGTTGTGATCTCGTAAGGAGAGTTACCCGACATCAAGGTCGCGCCGTTCGTATGAAAGCGCGCATACTTATCTCCGAACTCGATCACCATGGTCTGATCGGACGAGAACTTAAAAGGAATGAGGCGGGTTTTCTTGTCGGCGTACTTCGTGGCGCGCACGAACTCAAACCCGGGACGGTTGAAGACTGCGCCCTGCGGGGAGCAGACGAAGTTCTCGCACTTCGCTAGTCCCGTCTTGTACTTCTGATCGTCCACGCGGCCGAACATAGCGGGCGAGACCACGCCGCCCGCAAAAGAGACCTGCACACTTTTAATAGCCATTGAAGCCTCCTCGTGCTTTTATCCAATCAGGGATGTGCTCTGCGGGCTGATTCTTTTCCTTGGCGTCTTTGCGTGTAGCCTCACCCAGTGCGATTTGATAGTTGCGCATACAGGCGTTCACAACGGTAATACCCTCTTTGCTCTTGATAATGCGGCCTGCAAGATCGGAGGCTAACCGCCACGCCAATGCGTCGATAAACAAAGAGGTAAAAGACCCCGGGTTCGGCGTGGCGGTTATGTAGCGCACAATCGGCAGTTCGCAGTCGGTGTAGAGCACTCTCTGCCCTTCCTTGGACTCGATCTCGTAATGCTCGTTCTCAGGCGCGTAGTAGTGCGTCGTGTCGTTAAGACCCTGCACGGAGATGACCCGGGCGCACTCAGGCGGCAGGACATAAGCCGCTCTCCATCCGTGGGTGTCCTCGGTAGCGAGCTTGCCCGGCGCCATTCTGACTGTCGCGAAGCTCCAATCATGGGACTCCAAAAGAGAACCCAATGCGCGCTGATAAAAGGCCGCGCAAGCTGCCGCGTGCTCGCTTCCTTCGGGCGGGTCAAGCGAGATGATCGAGCCGTCCTCACCGATTCGCGATAAGGCGAGGTTGCAGATTTGGACTTCACTTGCCATTTAAAAGCTCCTAAAAAAACGGGCGCACTTGGCGCCCAAAAATCTCAGTTGGAGTGACTCAAATGCAACTGACCCGATTCTTTACTTTGTTTCCATATAAGCGTCGGAACCCTTCCAGCCGCTCTGCTGTTCCACGCCCCATGTGATGATCGTGGAGAGAGTCGCTTTAGCGGCGGGCGCGTCGGAACCCGAAGCCTTAGTCGGAGTGTAGTAGGCGCGCAGATAACGCTTGGTGACAGCAGGGACGGGCATATCGAGGATTAAGCCTTCGTCGGGAATGGCGACGTTCGGACCCGTGAGAAGGTCCGTGTACGTGCCACTCTCAGTGTCACACTCCTGAATCTTTACCTGAATGAGTCCGGTGGAACCTGCCTCGACCGTGGTCACCACGTGCAGTACGCCGTTGGAGCCCGGGGTCGGGGAGGTCTGACCGAAATCATAGGTGTTGGCGGATGCGGCGGCCGCGGTTACGACTTGGCCGTCGGAGAGTTCGTTAAGTTTGTCAACAATCATTCTTTTCTCCTAATTAGGCGTCAAACGGAACCTTGGACTCGCCAAATTCCAGAGCGTCGCAGATAGCAATGGGGATACCGTCGTACTTGTCAACGTCCTGACCTGCGACTTCAGAAATACTGTAGCGAACGTTCTTAGCGTGCTTGAACTGTTTCTTAAGGCAGTTCTTGACGGTGCGGTTGCAGCAGATCACAAAGCGGCCGCCGTTTTTCAGAGAAGGCATACGGTTGATAGCGTCGGAGAGCTTGTCATCCAAGTCAATAGCGCCCGTATCGGCAGCGTCGGCTTTCAGAGCGGCCTTGGAGATGTTGGCAATGCGGACGACATAGCGCCAATCGCGAAGCACGAGGCCCACGTCCCAAGAGAATTTTGTGCGGGTAACATCGAACTTGCCGCCGTTAGCGTCTTCGGTTGTGCAGATACCCTTGTCTTCTGTCTTGAGACCTGCGGAGGAACCCTTCGGATAGGTCATAAAGAGAGTACGCGGAGAGCAGCACATGACCCAAATGGAGGTCAGGTCGGAGGACTTGCCGGAAGCAATCGTACCGCCCCCGTCGATGACATTAACAGCGTTGTCAGCCGCGGACTTCTTGCCTGTGGCGTAGCGAGCTGTGAGACCGAGAATGGCTTCGGGGTCTTTCTTGTTGTCGCCGTAGAAGATAGCGCGGTCAACTTTCTGATTCATAGCTTCAACGAAAGCAAGTTCTTCAGTGAAGCGGAAGTCTTTATCCCAGCCATTGATCTCAAGAAGCTGAGTATCAACTTCGGCCCAAGCCTCGATACGACCGAGGGAGTCTTTGACCTGTTTGGTTGTGGATTTGGACGGCTGTACGCCCCAGTTCAATTTTTTCCATGCAACGGTCGGAAGGCCTGTGCGAACGGTTGTCACGTGTTCTGTGACGCCATTGGCCTCGACGGTTGTCATGTATGTACGAAGCTCGCTTGTTTCGTTCAGGGCTTCGATGATGTCGGTATCGACACGTTTGTCGGGACCCATACGGCTTGCAATATCTGCAAGCGTCGGATTGTATTTTGCGTTAGTGGACATTTCCTCTCCTTCTTGATTACTTCATGTTCGGGGTATTCGGATAACGGACGAAAGGCTGAGTCTGCGAACCGTTGCCTGCTCCCACGCCTTGATCTTCTTGGAGCGTCTTGCCGACGCGGTAGAAGAGTCTGAGAATCTCGGGGTTGCAGCCGAGACCCGAGACAGCGAGAACTTTTTTAAGTTCGGGCGTGGCGTACTTGTCGTAGGCAAGTTTTGCTACTCCGAGGTTGCGGTTGTAGTTGGCACCCCCGATTTCAGCGTCGGCCTTGGCCGAAGCAATCCACTCGTTGGCGTAGCCTGCAAGTTTCTGCTGAAGATGTGCGGCAACTGCTGGTGTCATGGAGCTGACAAGCTTCTGCGCTTTCTCCTGAGAGAGACCCAGCTCTCGGGCGGCGGCGCCGAAGTCTTTGGCGGATTCCTCAGAGAGCTTGCCGTAGTCACCCATGTCGAACTCAGCGTAGTGCTCGGGGGCTTCGCTTACCGGCTTGTTATCCTGCGGCGCGGGATTCTCGCCCAACGGATTGGGAAGTCCGCCCTGCTCGCCTAACGGGTTAGGCATTCCGCCCTCAGTTGTTGCTCCTGCGGGAGCGGGTGTCGGCGCCGGTGTCGGAGCCGGTGCAGGTGTAGGGGCGGGCGCCGGAGTCGGTGCCGGTGCGGGTGTTCCGCCTTCTAAGCCTTCTGCCATTTTTTAATCATCTCCTGTTGCATTAACAAAAACTTGTGCGGGCAAAGCACCTGAATCTCTTCAAGAAGCCGATAGCCCAACTGCTTGCGTCCTTCCGTGAAGGCCATGTCAATTGCCACATCCGCGGCCTTCGGGTTATAGGTCGAACAGAAAACGCCGCTTTCGCTCATCAAGGACCAAACGAAGCGACGGCCCTGCTCGGTTAACAACACGGTTTCGAGATCGTTTTTTCTCTCCTGCAAGACCTGTTTGGTCTCACGTTCGAGGTCTTCGCGTTCGCGCTCCCGTGCGTCCCAATCGAACTTTTCAGAATTGTCAACCATCAGATTCTCTTCAAGTATCAGTTAGTAACCTGTAAACGCCTGCATGATCTGCTCGGGGCTTTGACCCTGCATACTCATACCCATGTTCTTGGCGGCCTGAGTTGCCCCTTGAAGCTGTTCCATAGCCGCGGCCTGCTGTTCTGCCCGCGCCCTCTGCTCACGGATGACGGCGACTTTCTTGCCCGAGACAATGAAGCGCGGGTCAACGCCCAAAGCGTCGGCGTACCACTGCGGCCAAAAGTCGAGATCGACGTTATCCACAATGTCGGGCTTCATGCCTGCGAGGTTGCCGAGCACTGAGAACATACGGTCCACGGAGTTGGTGCTAATGGCCTTCTGAGCCTGAGCGAGGATGGAAATAAACTCGACGTTTAACTGCTGACCCTGCAAGTCTTCGGGGAGCGGCGGCAGAAGGTCTGCCTGCACGAGCTTGTTAAACACGATGTTGATTAAGGGGTCGAGCATTTCAGCGTTCAAGCGTTCGAGCACGGGTCCCATCAGCAGCATCTTCTCCTCGTGCCGCTCGGTGACCTCGGTCGCCGTCATGGTCTTGTCGGTGGAGTTGACCATCAGCATGAAGATGTCGCGGTAGAAGGCCTCGTTAATGCGCTGGCGCACGTCCTGAATATCGACAAGGAGAGAGTTCAAGTCGAGATCGACCATGTAGGCCGAGCGGATTTGCTGGGCCTGCTGTGCGTTGGAGTACGGAATAACGCCGCCCGGGAGGAACTGCGTCCCCATGTTCTTCATTTCACTCGGGATTAAGACGGGCGGATGAACTTTGTAGTCAATCGCCTGCGACTTACGGAACTGCATTTGCTGTAGCTGGCAGAGGTCGCCCAACGCCTCCATGCCCGGACTCGTTCCGTAGATGTCGCCGCCTGTTACCGACCAACGAGCGCACATAGCGGGAAACTCCGTAAAGCCTGTTTCGCGCAAGACTTTGCCCTTGTCGCTGCTCTTCTCGAAGTACACCGAAAGATACGGCATATTCTTGGCGTCGGTCTTCCTCGGGTCGCGCTCCGTGCGAGGTTCAATCGCATTGATGACCTCAACCCACTCGTCCATCTGTCCGCGCTCGTAAAGGTCCTTGACCGTGCGGCTTACGTTCTCAAGCCCGAACTCCTGCACGAGCATAGCCACCGTCATGCGGAACTCTCGGTACACGGTGTTGACGCGGCCTCGGGAGTCCGTCGCGATAGCGAACTCACCGATGGTCAAGGGATGGCAGTGGATAACGCGGTCGAAGTCGTCGTAGATCAAGGTCGCAGACGTGCCGAAGGCGCCCAATTCCTCATAGGCCATTTGAAGCGCACGGTAGGTATTGGACTTGTAGAAGACCATCTGCATGAGAGAGGTGACCTGCGACATCCACACTTTGACTTCGTAGCTCTCGTCAAGCTCGGGGTTGAAGGTGGTAAGGCGAAACCACGGGCGAGCGGGGCTGGTCATGCCTGACATCATGCCGCCGGACAAGGTTCTCAGTGCTCGGGTGCCCGTGCTGTCGAGAATCTTGCGGAATGCGGCTTTGCCTCCGCGGTTGTTCTCGGTCGGTAGGAAGCGCCCTGCTCGCGGCAGAAGCACCTCGCTGATGTCCTTCCAATGCGACATCCAAGAGGAGCGTTCCTCTTTCAAAGCGTCCCAGCGGCTTTGGACTTTTTCTCTAAGTTCCATGATTAGCCTCCGAGAAGGGTGCCCCCTTTCTGAAGTTGGAGCTGGTTTTGGTCAATGCCCTGAGCGCCCGACAACATAGTGGTGCCGAGGTCGGAGCCTGTGTTGGCTTCCAAGAGCGAGCCGATGTCGGCCTGCTTCTGATTGGCACGGTTGTACTGCTCTTTTTGCTGAGCCAACTGCTTGTTGGACTGATCGACCTGCGCGTTGGCCGCGGCACGTGTGGCTTTGGCCTGACGGTTACTGCTGTAAATGGAGGCCGCGGTACTTACGACCGCTGCTCCGACTGCGACTCCGCTCATGCTGAAATCTCCTTCTTTCGGTTCTGTAACTGTTCAAATTCGACGGTAAACTCGCGCTCCGCTTCGTCAACCGTTTTTGCCTGAGTCGCAAAGATCATGGTGATCTCAGTATCCTCTAAGGCCCATGCCATTTGCTTGCGGTTGATCTCGCCCTCCAAGACGTGATAGCCATCAAGCTCATACACGCGGTCGCCCGAGTTAATGCGCACGTGGCCGCTCACGATCAAAAGCGTGGGCACGCGGATAAGCGTTCCGACAGCGGCCGTGCCCGCGGGCATTCGGATGGTGCGGGCGTACATCCCGCCGTGCAAAGAGTGCTCGACGGGGAAGACGTACTCGGGGAAATTCTGTTTAAGCGCTTCGCCCAGCTCTTCGACTCGACGTATCGCGGCTTCCGTTGATGCGGGTAGTGACAACTCGTTCATACGGGCACCCAATAGACGTGCCGCAGATCGGCGTAGCCTTTAGCGATACAGAGCCTCTCAAGTTCGCTCTCGGGCGGCGCGCATAACGCCAAGCCCTTTGCACCCGCTTCACGGGCGATGTCAGAGGCGGCCCAAAGCAGACGCAGACCTGCGGTACCTTTGCGGTAAGCGCGGCGAAGATAGAGCGCTTCCATAGTGACCACAGGCATATCGTAGTGGCGGGAGCGCTGAATCAAGACAGCGGCTATGCCGACAATCTTGCCCTCGGCGATCACGGCCGCGGTCTTAAGGTTGTCCCCGAAGTCCTCGTAGGCTTTCCAATCCACTTTGACGGGGCCCGTCTGAGAGTTGTCGAAGGCTTGCGAATACTCCTCAATGAGTTCGTCAAAGCCCGGGTACGACATAACCTCCTGCGTGCTCAATACCTTCACGTGCATAAAGTTCTCCGTTGTTTTGCCGTAGTATCGGGCGCCGAAGTCGCGTCAAGTATCAGAAGCGGAAATCGAGGGGGTTGTAATCCATGCGAGCCTGAGCCACGTGCTGGTTGGTGCGCTGATAGTCTTCGGGTGAATATTCCGCGATCAACATGGAGAACGTGAGACAGAAAGCGTCGGCGATATCAGGAGAACTAAGACCGCGCTTTTTCATGCTCTCTTTGCTTTCGAGCTTGATAGCGCCTGACGGACGGATTTCATATTCGGGCGCCACAAGGTCGTGCTTTAAGTCCTCGTCCTCAACGAGGCACCCTTTCTTGAGCCACTCTCGGGCGCGGCCCCATATCTCGTCTCGCTTGCGGTCGAACTGATCGGAGTCGTCCGCGGCCATTGAGAAGTTAATGCCATAGACTTCCTTGTAGCCTGCGTCCAAAAGGATGTCCACGACGCCTGCGCCCACGCCCGTCTCGTCCACGAAGCAATAGACCTGCTTAAATCCGAGTTCGTAGCAGTAGGCGATAGCCTTCTTGATCTCGTGGGCTAAGGCCACAACAGAGAGGCCGTGGAAAACTCGGTAGGGAAGTTTGGCGTTTTTACCGAACCGGAAAAAAATTACGGAGTCGTCGTCACCATATCGCGCCACGTCCACGCCGATGGTGGCAACGGTCGGGTGATCGGTTGGTGCGCGCTTCATAGCCTCTTCAACCGAGAAGGAAGGTATGAACTGATTGCTCGCTTGGTTCGGGAACTCACCTCTGACGCGGACTCTAAAGAAGTCGGAGTCTTCGCCATACTCTTCCTTCCATGCTTCGATCTGCCGCTTGTTGGTAATCGCCACGTCGCGGGAGTCCACGTGCCGCGTATCCCATGTGGCGCTCTTCTTGCGGTCGTTAAACGCCGCATAGAACGTACCCGAAGCTCTCGTCGGGTTTCCGAACATGAACATGAAAGGCTCGCCGTCGGTGAGACCGCCTTCGGCAACCTCGAAGATTTTCTCAGAGATACCCGAGGCTTCGTCGAAGATGTAGAACGGAGAGGAAGAGGCGGCGTGCTGACCTGCGAAAGATTCCGAGTTTTCCTCTTTACAGGTCACCGCGTCCACTCGCCAAGTCTCGGGCGCTTCCTTTGCACGGATGGAGTCGGCGGTGTACTCGAACATATCGGCGACGACCGAGCGCTTCATCCACTTGTTGATTTCTGCCCATGTCTTGGTGGTGAGCTGGCTTGCGGTCACGGCGGTAACAATGCCTTTGCAGTGCGGGCGGGTTGCCATAAGCCACGTCACGAGAAGCGCGGTAAGGCAGGACTTGCCGATACCGTGGCCCGAGGCGATTGCGATACGCTGAGGCATGACAGCGTTCACACCGTCAAAGCCGCGTTCTCTCACGCCGCGGCCGATGTCTTCCAATAGCTCGCAGACCCACTTGTCGGGGCCGAAGTCGCAGTGAAACTGAGAGCGCCAAGGCTCGGGCAGACGCACGACCGACATCTCGGGGAGCTGTCCCCACGGGAAGGCCCACATCACGAACCCGAGCGGGTCGTCAAAGAACTCGGCAAGCCGAGTAGCGATCTCTTGTTCAAGGTATTTGTCAGACACGAAAAAGCCCCGGAGGTTAAATTCCGAGGCTATTGTGGTTTATGTAAGGCGGTTCAAGTATCAGTCTTCGTCGCCGCTGTCCATGACTTCCTCTCTGAGCTTAACGCCTTTAAGACGAGGGACTCCCCTAACCGTTACTGATGTGAGTCTGTATCTTCGTACCATCTCAGACATCAGCTTGCTTCGAGAATTAAGCCCGAACTTATTCCTGCTATCACGTGCGTAGGCGCTCCAGCGATCATTAAGGACTCGCCCGTCAACATGATCTTTCTCGTTTCCCGTGAAGACCAATGTCTCCTCAATGAATTGTCCGAGGACGTCATTCTCTTCACGGTGCTTATCAATTGCCTTTTTCATTTTTTCGGGTTTCTGAAGGCCCTCCTTCTGAACCTTTAAAGCACCTTCAATCACCCAATTAAGGATGCCCTCGTACTCAAGCGCGAGCTTCTCGCCCAAGTGTTCGTCCTTTACGAAGTCCGGGTCATTATCAAAGTTTCTCGGGAACTCAATCAAACTTATGCGACCCCATGTTCCATTGTCCACTTCTCTAATGTCGGGAAAGTAATTCGTAGCAATAAACGGAATACCGACGAGCGAGAACCTTTCCTGCTTGGGGGCGTAGGGGGCGCGGACGCTAATCTCGTCGCCGCCCGTGATTCGTTTCATTTGTGTGGCGTTGAACCTACCACCACGTTCAGTCTCGGGGAGTTCAATAAGGCGGGCACCTCTCAAGTCGATTAAGTCCGAACGAGTGGAACCTCCGCCTGCGCCAAAGAACACGTCCTCACTTGCGGTACGCTGATAATCTCCGAAAGTTGCCCGCATACCCTCAAGAATCGTTGACTTACCATTGCACCCGAAACCATAGAGAAAAACTATAAGTCTTTTGTTCGTCTGCCCTAATGCGGCCTGCCCGACTACCTTTTGGAAGTAATCAACCATCTCGTCGTCATCAAGACATTCTCTTAGCGTTTGCTTCCAGCGGGGGCAGTCGGCCTCGGGAACAAAGCAAATGTTTGTGTGCCGAGAGATGTAGCGTTGAGGGTCGGGCTTCAGAAGCTCTCCCGTGGTGAGATCAATGTCGCCGTTGCCGACTCCGAAGTAGCGGCGGTCCGCGTCGAATATGTCACTAGTAACGCACATATTGCTAATGGCCATAAGATACCCGCGAACTTTTTCCAACAGAGAAGGAAGATTCGTATCGTACTTTTTTATAAGTCCGTCCACTATCTTCTTGAGAGTCGTATTTCCTGTGTACTCGACCCGTTTTAAATTGAGGATATAGTCCATTGCATAGGCTATCCGCTTATCGGCAAACGCTTTGTGCTGATCTACCCAATGACCGTTTTCATAAATCATCCAACGGTTGGCGTCGGGGATAAACTTCAGCGTACCTCTAAGGTGCTCGGAAATAGCGATTGCAAGAGTCTTTTCATTTATGACGTATCCCGACCTCTCCATTCCGTCTGGAATATGCTTAAGGAGCGTTCTGTAAGTCACAAGATTCGCTTTATCCGATCTAAACGACCTCCATTTGCCCTCTATCTCCTCACGATCTTTGTAGTTCGATGCCTGCTGCGACCATCTGTCCCAAACCTCCATAGCCATTGGGTCGGCGTCGAACTCGAAGTGTCCTGCTTGTCCTGCTGTAATCCAATCTTTATAGTCGGCAGGGTTTAGATCAGAATCAAACAGATCACGCTCGTACTGCGCGATTGTTTTTCCCAGCTTTTCATTGTGATTAAGCAGCCATAAGTCCTCGGGTGTCAGCTTTTCATTAACCTTAGCCAAGGCACTGTTTAAAGGGCGCGGCGGAGTGTAGCCGAGAGATCGTGCTATTGCGTCGATCTCCTGCACGATCTTTTCAAAATCATCTTTCGTCAGAGGCGGCAGGTCTTCTACAGGTAAAAACTCGGGCGACCCGTTTTCCCATTCATACTCTTTGCCTGTGGCCGGGTGTATGCCGAAAGCGACAAACTGCTGGTTCTTGCCTCTGAACTCAATCTGTGCTGTTACGCGCTCGTCCCCTTCGCCCTTCGTATACATTGGCGAACGGGTCGGCGAAAGGTTATCGACGTTACGAAAGAGCATTGCAAACTTGGGGCGTGCTCCGTAACGAGTCGGTATAATGCAGTCAGGATGTAAACCTTTAATGACCGCCATTATCCTGTCTGCGAGTTCATGCTCGTAGATGTCCGCGTCAACGCACATAACGTCTTCGCCGCAGATTATGCCAACGCTTCGATCTGCGGCGTTGTCATTTTCGCAGTCTTCCGCTGTAACAATCTTTCTTGTCCAGCCGTTCTCAATCGGATTCTTTCCTCTTCCCGCGATCTTAACGATTCGGTATCCGTTCACGAGAAGGAGCGGTCCTTGATCTCTAAAGTAGTTCATTTATTCTCCCTTTGCAACGCTGGCCTTGTAATCGGCGGTAATCTTTTCTACCCGTTGGGCCTCTTCGATAGCAACTCTTCTTAAACTCATTTCAACAACAACGAGAGGCCTTTTCACCGTCCCTTGAGCGTATTTAATAACTGTTGCTGAGCTAATACCGGCTCTTGCGGCGATACTTCTATCCGAGCAACCGACGGAACGAAGATACTCAATGTCCCTTTGACTAGTACTGTGCATACAAACCCTTTCTTAAACTTAAAATGTTTAAAAGCTCAAATTAGTATAAAACATTTTAAACTTACTAGATAGATTCGGAAGCAAAGTTGAAACTTTACGATTGTATTTATTACGGTTAAAAAGGTTTTATTAAGACTATAATGTTGTGAAAGTTTTAATATTTTTAATCAACTTTATCACTTAATATGCACAACTCAAACCTGATATCGTTTCGTAAAAAGTTAGCGTCTATGCTCCGCGAATACAATATGACGCCTTATCTTCTTTCCAAAAAAGCAGAGTTAAGTCCTACCGCTATCAGCCGTATTCTCAAAGGCGAAACTAAAGTACCGCGTCCGCAAAACCTCGACAGAATCGCCAACGCCTTAGGTATAAGCGCAGAGGAGCTTGTCGCAGGTACAGACTGCGAAGAGTCCGTTGACATCGAGCTTCTATCCGACGCAGTGACCACTCCGAAAGCTGACGAGATACAAACCGCCGAATACATAGACCTCTGTGCTCTTGCCAAAGCCGACCCTTACAAACAAGACAATTGCTTCGGGCTTTTCAATAAGAAAATACCCGTACCCTCAAACTTTTCCATCGGTGCTTACGTCTGCGTTCAAGTCAGAGATAACGCGCTCGCCCCCGCCGTTTGCGCAGGCGATCTTGTGTACATTGAGCGCGTGGTTTTCGGGGAAGATTCTGAGCCCGACCCAACGGATATGCCGAGAGCCACAGGTGCCGACATTGCCGACGGAAATTTAATCGCCGCGCTTATTGCGGATAAAGAAAAGCCTTTCGTCTTGCTCGGCGAGAAAGTCACCGACGCCCGCGGCAGAGTGTGGATTAAACGTTATGCCGCAGACCCCGACGGTAACACCTTTTTTCTTGTGAAGCAGTACCTCGGAATTGTCGCAGGAGTATCGCGGGAGCTTCCGCGCAAGTACCTTGCTCTTGAAATCTAACCCACAACCTCGGCTTCAATGATCTTTTCTTTGGCTTCCCGCAAACGGCGCCGGGCGTCGATAATGGCCTGAGCGCGGGAGTCTGCGACTTCCACTTTCACGGCGTCGCCATAGCGGTCGGGCGCCCTTCTTTTCAGGATGTCAATCGTGGCCTGCACCGCGAGCTTGCGGGCAAACACATTGTCGGCGGTTTTAGTCACCGTAACCTGCCTTCCGTCGGCTAAAGTCGTCACAACCTTGTCAACCGTTATAAACGGCTTGTGAGCGATTTCCAACGCTCGGTCGGCTAGGGCATCGCACCCGACATACATCGCCTCTTCTAGGCGCATTTTGAGGCCTTCCTGACGATTTTTTCGATAAGTGTACTGACTCCTTGTTACGCCTGCGGCGTCGAGCCACCTCTGAAGCACGCCTCCCGAGGAGAGAAAATCGCAAAGGTGCTGTATGCGGGATTCGCATAAAACGTCCCCGTCTTCTGCGGGCGGAATATCACGCGGCACCAATCCCAGCTCGGGCATGACCATCTCTCGGAGCGCGACTCTGCCCTCGCGGTTGCGGAGCGACTTATCAGGTTTCTTGGAGCGGCAGACATTCTGCGCCGCTTTCTCTTGGGTTGTCGGCGGCTTCCATTCCTTGACGCTGGCGCCCGCCTTGGTCTTTACTTCCCGCATACGATCTCCTTTCTCTTCCAAGCCATAGGAGGCTGACTTCTCCTTACACCGCGGATGTAGGAGCGCACCGTGGACTCGGACATTTCCATTTTGTCTGCGATCTCGCGGGTTGTCATTCCCGTGGTACGGAGCATAAGAACATGCTCGACATCGGCGTCGGTGAACTTAGCGCGGGGATGTCCGCTGCCGATTCGCCGCCCTTTGTCGTTGTAGGCAATATCGACGTAGATTTTCATTTTCTCTTGGGATTTCATATTGTTAGCCGTAATTGTAAAACGGTTTTTCACAATATGGAAAAATTTTTGGAGGCGAGTGTTAAATCACCCCTCCGAGGCCGAAACGGCTTGGGAGTGCCGAAAATTTCTCGGAGCAGTAAGAGGCGACGCGACGCGGCCGGCTCAGGGGGTGGGGGGCGGCGCGGCAAACTCCCGGGGAGAAAGGTGGGTAAATATATGCGTAATGAAAGCATTTAGAGAAGTATTCAACATAACCAATATTATGTTAAGTACGTAGCAAAGGCGGCCGACACGCGCGCGATCTCGATGGGGTTATTCCTCGCGTGGTCTTGCCAAAAGGCTATGAAACAGGCGCGCCGCGCCGGTGTTTCGCTCGTTTAACGCCGATACGCTCGCGCCGCCCTGCTGCTTTAATCAACCTGCTGCAATTCCATTAAGGGCGGCCGCTGTTTCCATATATGAACCTACCGGGCGCCGAATAGCCTAAAACATCCCTAATTTATGGGATAGTATGAAAAAAGGGGTTTTGGTCGCGTTTTTCCCTCTCCTCCTCTCCTATATACATACATACATTTTTCTTATTTAATTTAGAAGGCGAGAAGTAGAAAACTCAAACTAAAACCCCTGTTTTTACAACCCTTTTCAGCGATTAGATTACGGCTCGGCATATCGTTACGAGATTTCCAAATAAGACACGTTTTTACGCTCCTACATGGTATCGAGCGCGCCTTGTCTCGTTCTCCTTTCCTGTTACGGCGTAACGGCGCCGCTAATTGAGACACATACAGTTGGTTAGACGCTCAAACACCTCAGCAGCAAAATACTAGGGGAAATCACCTATTAACGCAAAATTAGCAAAATAGTTGCACATCGTTGAAAATAGTTGTATAGTTTCACTCAACAGTTAAACCTTTTAAACTTCTTAAACTTTAAAGAGGCAAACAAAAATGACAGCATTAAAGATATTAGTAGCAATAGCCTATTTATTCGCAGTCGGTTCGCTGGCATTGGGCATCACGGCTCTCATGCTCGGAGTTATCCCGGCGCCGATCGCCTTCGCTATCGGTCTCGCCGCTTTCGCGGTCATGGTCTCATGTAACCCATTCTTTATTTAGAGGTAAATCAAAATGACACGTTACACGGCTAAAACACTCCCCGCCGCTCGCGCCCTTTCAATTCTTAGCGCGATTCGCTACGGTGAAAGACTTGCACCGGCCCCGCTCACAGTTTCTACAACTGAAAGAAACACACCGGACGACGAAATAAATTCTTTCTTGGCTGACATTCGCGCCGCTTACAGTCTTACAACCGACAGCAGCACCGCCGCCCGCTCCTTTGTTGCGTACCTCACCGAGTCCGCTGACCTTGATAACTATGAGATTGACGCGGTTAAAGACGTTGAACAATTTTTCTCTGAGTCCGGCCGTAATGACTTAATCGCCGCCGCGATTGATGATCTTAATGACGCTTTGGACACCTATGCCGATGACCCCGAAGAAGCGGCCGCCCTCACTTTGGGTGATGTCTCTTTTGACTGTTTAGAGGACGCCATTAAAAGCGAATCGGAGTCAATGACTGAGGCCCTCGGTATTAAAAAATACTTTGACGAGGACGGCGCGGTCGTCGGTGCTTATGTCCTAGTTGAATGTGGCGGCCCTACTCTTTACTTCCACTGGCTGGATAGTGTAGGCGCCTATATCACCGCCACCGGTCGCACAACGGGCGGCAGCGCCTCCCGCGAAATCACCGGTGAGGACCTTGGAATTATTAATCAACTGTATTTCTTTGGTGAGTTGGACATCTAAAGGAGCGGTAATCATGTCATACGAAACAATCAAATTAGCAGCGGTTCGAGCCCTATTAGGTACATGCACATCCCACGCTATTAGCGCTGAGCTTGCTGATTCAAAAGATGGGCGCCTGTATTTTTCCGGTGTGAATGAGAGCCTTCTCGACGGTGGTATTACCCTCCATTACGAGGAAAGTGTTATTTACGATACGTGGCGCCTCGAATATAGCCGCCCGCTGGCTGAAGCGATGGAAAACGCATTTAGTTTTATGTATGGCCCTGCGTATCGTGCTGCTCAGGCCGTCAGTGGTCCATATAAAAAATACGGCGGTTGGTTTTATCTGAAAAATGCAATAGGTAAACGGCTCCAAATTGTGGACGGAACCGGCGATGAAATCGATATAGATAAGATTCGATTACCTAGGCCATTTACAACCGTTTTTTATCCTGAGGCGCCCTACAACCTATCCAAGTAAATCAACCGGCGCCCCGCCGGGCGCCTCCGAAACAATCAAATTAGAGGTATATAAAAATGACGAAACTCAATAAAAAACTGCTTACTGCTATCACCGCAGCCATCCTCAAAAATAATGTCAGATGGTTCCTTAACGGTCTTTTCATTGACTACGACCACAAACGCATATCCGCCACGGATGGGCACTGCTTGGTATTGATCGAAGGTTTACCGGAGCTTGAAAACGGTAAGGGCGCCCGCTGGGTATCACGTCCGGCAGTAACTGAATTTATCCGAGCGCTGCGCCCGGGTGTAAAAGAATTTGACCTTTTTTCTTTAGAGGAGTTTGCAGACCGGGAATACGACTCTTTTAACGCTGGCCGTGATACCCCGGAGCATTGCGCCGAGTGTGCCGCAAATTATCCCGATGTAATGCGCGTAATCCCCGACGCCGCAGAAGGCAAGAAAGGCCGTCCCACATTTTTCCGCTGGGAATATTTAAAACTCATTGACGATATAGAAAAGGCGATAGGCATTAAATGGCCGGATGGGGCGGTTTATCAACTGCCCGAAAGGAAATCAAGCCCCATGAAAGTAGTTATCGAGCAATTCGAGGGGTTAAAGGTAACAGTTGTAATCATGCCTTATAAGGTTTGTTGTGTTAATGCTGAGGTTTAATCATGTCAATCAACCGCTTTTATCCCCACCACCTTGGCGCCGCTACCGTTGGGTTTTTAACCGTTAATGCTGAGGCCTTTCAGGAAATTGAGCGTGATGATTCCTCCTACTCGGAATTTATCTCCGAATACGTTGTAACCACCCCAATTTGTCTCACGTTTATAAACCAGCACGGCACCGAATTGGCTCACGCCAATAACGCTACGGATTTAGAAGTATGGAGAAATTCAGACAATGAGCTGCGTTACGACTTCGAGATAAACGATTTAGAAGTTATCTACAAATCCGGCGTCCCGATTGGTGACTATACAAGCGGACTAATCGACGGATTAGCGGGCGGCCCGGCTGAGTCCTGCCGCGCCATGAAAAACGCGATCCACGCCCTTATGCGGGATGGCAGTTTTAGAGACCTGCTGCATGCCGCTCTAAATGATTATGAAAAGGAGGTTTAAATCATGCGTAAAGTCACAATCCGCCGCCTCAACTCAGCAGGAAAAACAACGGGACGCCCGCTTATCGTTTACCGCCCCCGCGCTGCCACGGTTAAAACTGCTCGCAACAATAATCCGCTGCTAAAGGGGCGCTCCGAGACTGATATCTCAATCATGCTCACACTCAAAAAATTATGTGCTGAGTTCGTTGAGGCCCGCCGCTCCAACTATTTCCGGATTGGTTTCTTGAACGGCGCTCCGGTCCGTATTGATCTCGAATACTGATAGGAGGGGTACAGAATGTTATTAGATGATTTTCAAGTCGGTATCTATAGATACGAGATTTTTGATACAGGCGGCCACCTGATTAAATGGACTCGGACCAATACAACCGATTCAGCCGCCCCGATTGAAATACGGGCGTTAAGGCCTAATGCCAAAAGGCGGGAAATCATAGCCGCTTTTAATGACTGACTAACAATTTATTTCCTACGACCGGGAAACAGAAACAAGGGCGCTACGGACAAAAAACCGTGGCGCCCTTTCTTTTTTGGAGATTTTTTAAATGTTTGCACGGATTGAATTACGCGCCACCGCAGCGCCCGCCACGATACCGGCCGCGCCCGCGAAATACATAGCGCGCCTAGTGATCGACCCCGGCGCCGGGCGTCCTGAAGTCACTACCTACATCTATTTTGATTCAGATTTTCAAGGCGGCCCCATGACCGTGGACATTACCGATTTTTCCGCCGCCCTTGTTTATCGGTGTCTAGTCGCTGGCTCGTTACGCCTGGCATTAAAAGCCGCCGCCAAGGTATTGGATACCGGCTGCGAGTCTATCAAACAACGGTTGAAGGTCGATCTCAATCGCAATTTGAAGCTAGGCGCGTCCCGCTGGCGATATGACGCGCTCGCCTCTATCCCCGATTTTTCTCTCACCACTAATTAAAAAGGAGTGATTTTTATGTATGAAACAACCGCCCGCAAGTATTTAAATCCTTTATTTGAAATTGAGGATAAGTTACAGGATTTAATTGTAGGAGTCGCAGCAGATTACGCCGGCGATGATCCCGGCCTAAAACTCACGGCAAACCTTTTAAAAGCTAAGAAATTTTTAGGTAAGGCGGCCTCTCGGTTAAGTAAAGAGGAGGAAATAGAAGAAGAAACCATAAGGCCCTATTTAGAGGCTAAGAAACGCGCTAAGAACCTCCAAAATAAGCCTACAGCGGCCGCAGAACCCGCCTCGCTACAGGACACTACAGGCGCCCTGAAAGTCGCTCAAAAGCCCGTTACGGGGTCTAATGAGCCTATTGCAGTGCAGGCCGAACGCGCCCAAAAGACCGCTCCGGCGCCCGCTCCGACCCCTGAAAAAGAGGTGACCCCCGCGCCCGCCGCTGATGGTGAAAAGGCCGAAAAGAAGGCCGCTCCGAAAGCTACACCCCCCGCCTCAAAATCAGCTGAGCAAACCGCCCCGAAAGCGCAGGGTTGGATTGAAAAACCGAAAACGGACGACAAGCTGAACTCTGCCTCTCAGGAAAATTATGCCGACAAGTCCGACGCGGACCTCGACAAAGAACGCCGCCTCCTCTGCCGCGATGCGGTCCTTAAAGGAGCACAGCCCGAGGCCGTCCGCAACTTCACTATCGAAAAATTCGGTGTGCGCACCGTAGGTGCCATTCCGCGTGAAAAGCACGGCGAATGGGTTCGCACCTTCAAAGAAACCTTCGGAGTCTAATCATGGCCGCTCATGCGCTTCTTTCTCCGTCCGCTGCCGAACGCTGGATTAACTGCCCTGCCTCTGTCTTTTTAAACAAGGACATCCCGGACGAAGGCTCGGTCTATGCCGACGAGGGCACTGCCGCACATACCGTTATGGAATTGGCGGGCAGGGACTATTTCAACGGTTTTCAGTGGGACGCTATTCAGACGACGCTCGCGTTTAAAGTCGCTGAAATGAAAGCCAAAGGCCCGCAGGGAAAATTCACAATCACCGACGCATGGGCCGACGAAGCTATCAACTGCGCTCGTGTATGGATTAAAGAGCTGGATAAGGTCTGCGGAGGCTTCCCCGATTACGTGGCTTTCGAGACACGAGTCAATTCGGTTGAGATTCCGAATGGCTCTATGAGCGGCACCGCCGACTGCCTGATGTTGGTCGGTGACACGCTCCATGTCTTCGACTACAAGCACGGCCAAGGTGTCCCCGTTTCCGCAGAGAACAACCCTCAGCTCTCGCTGTATGGCTACATGGCCTACATGAGTCACATTGACCTTCCGGTCAAGAACATTGAGCTTCATATCGTGCAGCCGAGAGCGGACAACACCAACTCTTGGAAGACCTCTGCCCTGCACCTCTGCTCTTGGTTCGACGAGATCGTCCAGCCGCAGGCGGAGCGCGTCATCTCGATCTGCGAGACGGGCAAGTACAGCCTAGAAGACTTCACCGTTACCAAGAGCGGGTGCCGCTTCTGCAAGGCTAAAGCCACGTGTCCTGCGATGACCCGCGAAGTCTCGACCGAACTTGATCTGCCGCGTGTTTTAACGGTGCCCGACTCGGTAGAGAAGCTCTCCCGCATTCTCGACTTCAAACCCGTGGCGGAAGCCTACTTCGACGCCGTGGAAAAGAAAGTGTTCGACCTTCTCTCCAACGGTCAGTCAGTGCCCGGCTTTAAGTTGGTCTCGGGCCGCCCCGGAAACCGCAAGTGGACTGACTCCGCGCAAGCATTGGACGAACTCAAGAAGGCGAAACTCAAGATGTCCGAATACTACAAGACACCTGAAGTTATCAGCCCGACGCAGGCCGAGAAGCTCTACAAGAGCGGCGTGATCGGAGAGCGCAAATGGCAGACGCTTCAAGGCTTAATCACTCGGCCCGAAGGCAAGCCCACATTGGCCCCCGACTCGGATAAACGCCCCGCTTTGAAATCAGACGCGGACTACCTGACCGATGAATCGTAAATATCAAACGTCTTCCTTACTCCCGCCCGCCGCGGTTGAAGCATTAAAGCTCGCGGCCTCGCTGGAGAAGGACAAACCGCCGGGGTCGTCCAAGCGGCGCCTCGACGCTCTGGAAAGGGTTATCGCAGAGATCAAAAAAAGATACCCGTCACACTTTAAGGATTAACAAATGGCTGTAAAAGTTCTAGCAATCAACAACAACGGCAAATTCAAAGACGTAAAAGTGCTCTTCAAGGCTTGCCGTCTCCGCTTCAATGACCTGCGCGTCCCGCGTTCCTACAAGGACGCTCCCGACCTGCCGAAGAACTACTCCGTCGTTCTCTTCCTGACCGACGAAGACCTCAAAGAGTTCGACAAGGCTGTCGAGGACGCCGCCAAACTCTTTTGGGGCGACAAATGGCAAGGCAAACTGCGTCAGTTCCGCAAGACCGAAGACCACAACCCTGCCCGCAAGCAGGTCACCGACGACGGTGAAGTTTTCTACACCATCAACTGCAAGGCCTCTGAGTTTATTAAGCGCCGCAACGGTGTCACCGAACCCCGCAAGCTCGATGTCTTGAAACGCAACAAGCAGCCGGTTGATTGGAATGACGACTCCACCGTGGACGAAAACGGCAACCCCGCCAAGCATGACATTCCCTACAACGGCTGTTATGTGAACGTCGTGGCTGACCTTTACGCCTCGGATAACGGCTCCACTTCCGGTATCTATCCGGCACTCACCACGGTGCAGTTCGTCCGCGACGGCGAACCGCTTGGTTCTGCTAAGACAAGCGACGCTCAGTACCTCGACGACCTGTCCGACAACGGCGAGGACGGCGAGACAGAAGTCGATACCTCTCAGTTCTAACTAATTTGATCGGCGGTCTCTTCCCAACTGCGGGGAGAGGCCTTAAGATGGAACATACACATCCCACCAAAGTGTGTTTCTTCTTAAGGCGGGTCGAGCGTGCAGTCGAGGGGCATGTCCCTCGGGCCGGCTAATCGCGGGGTCGTCATCCTCGCACCTCTGCTCGGTTCTAAATGGAGAACAAGCTCTCCATGCGCTCGAACCCGCCGCCACCTTTCCAAACAAGAAGAGACACACAAATGAAAGTCACCTCTCCTACTCTCTACTGCGACTTGGAAACCTTCTCGGCGAAAGACATTCGCGCCGGTTCCCACGCTTATGCCGCAGACCCCAGCGCTGAAGTCCTCTTGTGGGGCTATGCAATCGACGACGCGCCCGCCAAGGTTTGGGACGTTACCGCAGGTCCCATGCCCGAGGAACTCAGACAAGCACTTGACGAAGTAGCACGCAAAGAGCGCCGCCACGTGTGGCAGAACGGCGTCATGTTCGACCGCGTGTTCCTCTCTTATGTCATGCCCGAGATCGAGCTTCCAATGGAAACGCTCGACGACACAATGGTCATGGCCTATCAAGCGGGCCTACCCGGTTCTTTGAAAGAACTCTGCGAGGTATTCCATCTCTCTAAAGACAAGGCCAAGGACGCAGACGGCAGCCGACTCATTCAGATTTTCTGCAAGCCGCTTCCCTCCACATGGAAACTCGACCGCGCAACAAGCAGGACTCATCCCGAGGAGTGGGGCAAGTTCGTGAACTACTGTCGCTTGGATATTGAGTCCATGCGCGAGGTCTATAAGAAGCTCCCCGCTTTCAATCGCACGGCTAAAGAGCGAGAACTCCAAGTCTTGGACGCCAAGATAAATATGCGAGGTATCGGCGTGGACGTTGAGTTTGCCGAGGCCGCTATCGCTACCGCTGAGCGCGCCAAGAAGGACATTGACAAGCAGGTATTCAAGCTGACCGACGGACGAGTCGTGACAGCGGGTCAGCGGGACGCCCTCATTCAGTTCTTCTTTGATAAATACGGCTGGCAGTTGAAGGATATGCGCAAGTCTGAATTAGAGAAGCGCATGGAAGACCCCGACATTCCTGCGGAAATGAAGGAGCTGATCGGTCTGCGCCTTATGGGTACAAAGACCTCGGTGCAGAAGTACAAGCGCGTGGTACAGGGCGCGGTGGACGGAAGACTCCGCGGCTGTATGCAGTTTCGCGGCGCCTCCCGAACCGGCCGGATTTCCGGCAGAACGTTCCAGCCGCAAAATTTACCGCGCCCCTTAATTAAATCTCAGACAGAGATCGAAGAGATCATTGAAGACACCAAGCTCGGCATTCTTGAAATCTGTTACGACGACGTGTCCGTTCCTCTTTCCAGCGCGATCAGAAGCGTGATCGTCCCCGCAGCAGGCAACCGTCTATGCGTCGCTGACTTCTCCAACGTGGAAGGTCGAGTGCTTGCTTGGCTTGCGGGCGAGGAATGGAAGCTCGAAGCATTCCGAGAGTTCGACACACTGCAAACCAAGAGCGGAGCGTGGGCACTGCCCTACCGGGACGGATGGTTCCAAGAGTGGGCCGTCAATGCCAAGGGAGATTTCATTCATAAGGGCCACGACCTCTACAAGCTGACGTATGCCCGCACCTTCGGTATCAAACCTGAAGATGTGACCAAAGATCAGCGGCAGATGGGCAAGGTCTTGGAGCTTGCGCTCGGATACCAAGGCGGACCCGGTGCTTTTGCAACCTTCGCTATGAACTTCGGCATGGACTTGGACGAACTCGCTAAGACAACCGAGGCGACCATTGAAGAGTCCTATTGGATTGAGTCAATGGGAATGCTCAAGTGGGCTAAGGAAAAGAAACTTATCCGAGGCATGAGCCAAAAGGCATGGGTTGCCTGCAACGCTATTAAATCAGCTTGGCGCAAAGCCAACTCAGAGATCGAGTCCTTTTGGTATTCGCTTGCCAAGGCTTGTCAGTCCGCAATCAAGGCCAAAGGCGTCGCATTCTCCGCAGGCCGCATTGTCTGCAAGGTCTCGGGTAACTATCTCTTAATGCGCCTTCCGTCGGGCCGCTACCTCGTGTACCCGGCGCCGCGCCTGCCCGAGGAAGGCGAGATGTGCGACTTCAGCTTTATGGGTGTCAATCAGTACACCAAAAAGTGGGAGCGCATACCTACATACAGCGGCAAGCTCGCGGAAAACGCAGTCCAAGCAGCGGCCTGTGACCTTCTCTTGGAGGCAGGACCTCGGCTCGAAGCAGCCGGATACCACATCGTGATGTCAGTGCATGACGAATACATCACTGAAATCAAAGACGACAACACGCGGAACCACCGCGAGATGGAAAAGATCATGTCCGACCTGCCCGATTGGGCAGAGGGCTTACCCCTTGTAGCCGCGGGGTTTGAAGCGGCTCGCTATCGCAAAGATTAAAGGAGATTTAAATGCTCGATAAAGATTTTGAAGGTTTAGATAAGGCATACGCCAACGCAGTCAACGCCGCCACGTTCCTCAAGGAGGAAGACGAAAGATATAAGGATGTCAACCCATTGGTTCCTCTGCACGTTGGTCTTTTTGGAGACGGCGCTCCCTACATCAACATCATGTGCGCCGACAGCGACGGTAAGAAACCGCGGGTCGTTGTGCTCACCGAACGAATGGCTCAGGACATCGTGAGAGAAGTCGGTGCCTGCCTCTCTGTTCTGCGCGCTGAACAAGGCAAAGAGAAATAAGGAGACACACATATGAAATCTCAAGAAACAATCATCCGTATGAAACCCGAAGTTAAGGCTCGTTTTGCACATTTCTTTAAAGACCCGGAAGAAGCCGAATACGCTGTCCGATTCGCTGAAGAACGAGCGCGCGCTTTCTGGGACGTCTATTCGAAGTGGCGCGACTCTATTTTCGCTCCGGTACCCCAAGGCGCTTCGATCAATGGCTTCTCTGTAAATGTCATGTTCGATATTTCCGACTTCGAAATCGGGGAGTCAGGCAATGCAAAACCGTGACCACGCTTTTCGTTCGCTGATTGTTGCTGTCATCGGGCTCGTCCTTTTCTTGTGCGTTGTGCCCGTGATCGTCTCATCCACACTCTTACCCGCTTGGGTTATAGCCACCTTGATTGTCGCGGGTTTCGTGGGTGCCCTATGGTTAATCATCAAAAACATTTTCTAAGGAGAAAAAAAATATGTCTGTTAAATCCGTTTTTATCGCCGGTGCTGTTGCCACCGCATTGGCTGTCGGAGGCGTCTACACCATCGCTAATCTGCAAACCGTTCCCGCCGGATACGTCGGCGTCAAGGTCAACCTTTACGGGTCCGATAAGGGCGTGCAAAACGAGGAGCTAGGCGTCGGCCGCTACCTGCTGACGTGGAATGAGCAGTGCTACTTGTTCCCTACTTTCAATCAACTGCATACCTATAAAGTTCCCTTCACATTCCAAACTTCTGACGCTATGGCCGTCAATGCAAGAATCGGTGTCGAGTATCAGGTTAAGCCCTCTATGGCAACCAAGGTCTTTCAAACTTACCGAAAGGGTGTTGACGAAATTACTGAAATTAACCTTCGTCAGAATGTCTCGGATGCCTTGATTAAGTATGCGTCCCTGATGGACGTGAACGAGCTAACTGCAAACGGAAAAACCAAGCTGTTGGAGCACGTCACGGAAGAATTAAGACACCAGCTTGAGAATGTCGGCATTCACATCATTCGAGTGTCGTGGGCTTCTGACATTGAATATCCGCCTCAGGTAAGAGAATCCATCAACGCCAAGATCGAAGCAACTCAAAGAGCCATGCTTCGTGAGAACGAAGTTGCCCAGTCTAAAGCTGAGGCGGAGAAGGCGCGAGTAGCAGCACAAGGTGAGGCAGACGCTCAGCTTACTAAGGCTAAAGCGGAAGCCGAATCTATCGCTATCAGAGCAAAAGCCCTTCGAGACAATCCTCAGGTCTTGACACTGGAAGCCATCTCTCGTTGGGACGGGAAGCTGCCGGTTTACCTTGGCGGAGATTCTCTTCCGGCGCCGTTCATGCAAATGAAGGAACGGCCATGACACCAACAGAGATGATTAGAGAACAGCTCCCGAAACGAGTTGCGGAGCTGAAGGCATTGGGCTACTGCGTTGAGTCTTTTGAGAAGGCAGGACAAATAAACGTTTATCTCAGCGGACGGGTCTTTACTTATTACGTCTCAACCGGAACCATCTTCGTCAAGAACTCAACCTGTCTTAGAAAAAAGAGCTTTGCTGAATTTTTAAGGCTTTTGGAGAAAAGCAAATGAATAAGTACACACTCAAAGCGCTTATCAACCCCTGCTGGTGGATAAGGAACGACCCCATAAGTCGAGACCTTGACAAGGTTTACCGCTACCTGCTCGACCATAAGGACGAGGTTAAGGTTATCAATTGCGGCCCGTACACCCTTCATCTGTTGTTCAGGGGTCGTCAGTACAACGTTTGGTGGGCTAATTTCCCTTACGCCTATCTGAGTGAGACAGTGGTAACCGAGGAGGACGGCCGCATAACAAGGTGCGGCGGAGTATTGCCTACACGTGCTACTGCTATGGAGTTTTACGAAGTCTTCGGCGCTTCGCCGGAGGGCCGGATAGATGGAAAGTATCGGAAAGCGGCTGAGCTTCTTAGCCTCACCCGACAACCGGAGAAAACCGAATGACCACTCCCGAAGGACTCAACACGAAGGCATTGAAGCGCCTCTGCTCGGAGCTGGGTATCACTGCCTTCAAGATGTCTTTCGAGGGTACCGTCGGCGCCCCTGACTGGCTCCTCATGCGGCGGGGAAAGCACATTCTTGTCGAGCTTAAGGCCCGCAAGAACGGCAAGCTCTCCCGCCCGCAGGAGCGAATGATCGACCGGCTGATCGACGACGGAGGCTTTGAAGTCTTCGTCTGCGACTCTCCCGAGTCCATCAAGTCGGCGATCAATCGGGGACTCTTCGGCGGCGTCAATGTCACGGAGGATTTATGAAGTTCGTACCTCGTTCATACCAAAAGCTGATCGTCGATAACATCCTTTACAACAAGCGCACCGCAGTGTTCGCAGGCATGGGTCTCGGCAAGACAGCCTCCACGTTAGAGGCCATCCGTCAGATCAAGGCAGTGCGCCCCTCTCTTACCGTGCTCATTATCGCGCCGCTCCGCGTTGCGCAGAGCACGTGGCCGGACGAGGTGAGGAAGTGGGACAGCTTTAAGAACCTGCGGGTCTCGGTGATCTGCGGGAGCGCCAAGGCACGCCGCGACGCCCTGCTCGCCGACGCGGACATCTACACGATCAACTATGAAAACATCCCGTGGTTGGTTGATGAACTCAAAGGTGATTGGTTTTTCGATCTGATCGTTGCCGACGAGAGCACACGACTGAAGGGTCTGCGCGCCCGCCAAGGAACTCAGAGAGCCAAGGCCTTAGCCAAGGTCGCGTTCAAGTCCGAGGGTTTCGTCGAGCTTACAGGAACCCCGGCGCCCAACGGTCTCTTAGACCTTTGGGGTCAGATGTGGTTCCTCGATAAAGGGGCTCGCTTAGGTAAATCCTTCTCGGCTTTTCAGCGGGAGTTCTTCTACCCCATATCCCGCGGGGGCGGTGCCACCCGCTGGGTCGAGTGGAAGCTACAGGAAGGAAGCGACAAGAGAATCAAAAGGAGAATCGAAGATGTCTCGATCACGGTCAACCCCGAGGATTACTTCGACGTTGCTAAGAATATTTTTAATGACATCGTGGTTGAGCTGCCTCGCGAAGTCATGCGTCAGTACCGCAAGTTTGCGCGTGAGCTCTATCTCGAACTCGAAGGCGGAGCGGAGGTTACGGCCGCAAACGCTGCTGTTAAGACAGGTCGCCTGCTCCAAATGGCGAGCGGTGCGGTTTACGTTGAGGACGGTGAAGGAAGTGACGCCTACACCGTTGTCCACAAGGCAAAGATTGAAGCTCTTGCTTCGGTTATTGAGGAAGCCAATGGTGCGCCCGTGCTGTGCGCCTACAGTTATCGACATGAGGTGGAACGTATCCGTCAGGCTTTCCCTTTCGCCCGAGTGCTCGACAGTTCACCGCAGATTATTCGTGATTGGAATGAAGGAAAGGTCCCGTTGCTGCTCGCTCATCCGGCATCTTGCGGTCACGGACTTAACTTGCAGGACGGAGGCAACATCCTTGTCTTTTTCTCCTGCACATGGTCACTCGAACTACACGATCAGATCATTGAACGTATCGGCGCGGTCCGCCAGGCTCAGGCAGGCCATGATCGTCCGACCTTCGTTCACTACCTTATAGCCAAAGGAACACTCGACGAAGCGGTTAAAGAAAGACTGGCAACCAAGCGGGACGTACTGGATGTACTTCTCGACAGAAAGCAGGAAATCTTAGGAGAGGAGCATGCTGACGATTGATCAACAGGTGCGAATACTCGCTACAGCCGGGAAAACTCCGTACGAAATCGAGGAAGAGTTAGGGTTAGCACACTACACAATCCATCTCTCCTACCACCATGCACTAATGGTTGGATACGAAAGAAGATACTCCGGTCTCAGCTCAGACGATAAGGATTATCAAAAGGACTATTACGCGAGAAACCGCGAGTGGATCGCCTTCAAGAAAAAAGAACGACGGGCAAAGGAGCAAGAAAATGGCCAAGAACAAAAAGCCGCGTAAGCCATACAAAGCAAGACCCGTCCATTGCTCCGGATGCGTTTACCCGAGAGAATGGATCAACGAGATTAAAGACATCATTAACAAAATCGGTCTTGTAGCAGAGATCGTTCTCCCTCGAGGTACGGCAACGGACGACCAGATGCATCAGCTCCAGGACCTGTTGAACTGGGGCGGCATGCTGATGTTTGACCGGAGGTTCAAAGGTCAGGAGGCGGCAGTCGCTGAGTTTCGCGAGCGTCATTACAAGGCCCTTCATGCTCAGGCAAACATCGTGCAAAGAAAGCGCAGCGGAGTAACGGCCCATTACGTTGCCCGAGCTGGAGAACTTAAGGACCTCCAGAGTGTATGTGCGGAGATTGTTGAGATGCTCAAAGAGGCGCTCGAGCTTGCACCTCAAAGGACGGTCCGGGAGTTCCTGGCAGCAGTTCAGATCGTGGACGAACAGCACGCTAAAAGTACAGAGCACGGCGTTAAAGAGATCCCCTCTTCAGCAAGAGCCGTGCTTAATCAGCGCCACTTTAGGAGGCCAGCCAATGGCACTCGCGAAACGCAGAAAACCAATAGAGACGTTGCCTGATTGGTGTCTAAGAAGGAAGGACCTTTCTTATTCTGCACGGGTTCTGCTCTACTTCTTTCTCTACAACGTCAACCTTCGAGGCAGAGTGACATTGACCCGTTTGCAGGAGGTCTCAGGTCTGGCCTACGAGACGCTGAGAAGAGCTCTTAAGGCTTTGAAGCTAAAAGGCATCATCTATCAGGAACTTATGGGCCCTACTCGTTACGACGGGTATGCCTATTCTTTAAGCATCAAGCGCCTGAAGGAGCTAGGCGCACCCAACGTGGAAGAGTTTTTCAGAGGTTATAAGAATGAAAAATAAATTGACATTGATTGCAGACCATTACGGTCTGGGAACTCAGCTTTTAAAGCTGGCAGAAGAGTGCTCGGAATACAGTGCGGCTTCTGCCAAGTGGAACGTATACAACCGACTGCTAAGCAAGACAGGCCGCAACCGCTTCAAAGAAAAGAGAGATGCCGCGGCAGTTGACTGCATGAAGGAGCTTGCCGATGTGCTGGTTCTTGCCAGACAAGTCGAGTACCTGATGGAAAGCGACCCTGAGTTTAAGACCGAAGTTGAGAAACTCATGGATGCAAAGTGTGACCGCCAGCTAGACAGAATCGATGAAGAGCTTCAGTGCTCTCAGAGCGATAAGCTCGACCTCAAGGACACCATCGACTTCATGCTCTCCGGAAGTGTTGAGGAGCGGATGATTGCAGAGTATCAGCAGCTGGCAATCAGAAAGAACAAACTCGGTAACTTCTTGTGGGCAATCAAGCAAGGCAAGACTGCACCCATTGATCCGGAGCTCCACAAAAACCTATGGCAGCAGTTCAAGGCTATGACCAGATACAAGAAGTTGCTTGAAGAAAAGGCCCGTCTTATGAAAATGGATTTGAAGGAGATTTGCCATGTCTGATCTTGTCAACCATCCTGCGCATTATGAAGAGCAGTCCATCAAGCTCGAACCCATTGACTTCTGCGAGCGTCTGCCCTTTTGCCTCGGGAACACCATCAAATACTGCTTTAGGGCAGGACACAAGGAGGGCGCCTCGGAGGTACAGGACCTTAAAAAAGCTTTGTGGTACCTGAAAAGACAGTCGGAAAGCCACTTCTCCTTGCGTTTGTCGGACTCAGAAAGACATGAGCTTTCATACTGGTACGCCTGCTTCCTAAAAGATAAAGGGGTGCTCGGAGCGACGGTCAAAAAGTATTATGAGACTCCCGTCAGATATAACTTTAGCTTTTGGACCGTGCTGCAAGAGTGTATCGAGAACCGCATTAAAGTACTGATTGCTTTGGAAGAGGTCAGAAGAAGTAACCCCGTGGAGGATAAAAAATGACCAAACAGATTCTCGGCAAAAGTGATATCGCCGCTCGCACAGGACGTCACGTTAAAACAATAGAGCGCTGGATCCGTGAAGGTTTCTTCCCTAGCGGCCGCTACATGAAAGGCCGCCAAGTATGGACGGAAAAAGAATTTTCAGACTGGTTCGCTAAGCTGCCCATGCGGTTGCAGAGCAAGAACAGCGTCAGCCCAGGCCTGCATGACGGGACGGCGTAATTCCAACAGGTCGCTTCTTTGATAAGCTTGAACGACAGCGTTGCCGGCAGAGTGCATTAAACACTTCTCCGCAACGCTGTCGTTTATTTCATTCTCAGCCGCCCAATCTCGGAAAGTCGAGCGAAACCCATGCATCGTGGCATTTGTCCCGGTCATGCGTTTAAACATCGTAGTAAGTGAATACTTGCTACCCTCCTCGCCATTGATAGCAAACACAAACTCACTTGTGCGCTCGATAGATTTCAGCACTCCCAGAGCTTGGCGACTCAGCGGAACTCGGTGTGGATAGGGTTTGCCGTCCTTACGTCTCTCCGGCGGGATGCTCCAAATATTATTTTCAAAATCAAACTCCGACCATTTAGCCCCGCTTGTCTCCCCTACTCTGCATGCCGTCAAAATCGTAAATACAATGATTTGACGGGTTCTGTTATTCGTTGGCAGGAAGAGGCCGATCTTTTCCTGTAATTCCTCAAAGGGCATGGAGGTGTAGTGCTGAACCGTCCTAACCTTAGATGGAGGAGGTAAGTACTGGTCAAGGTTTCCCTTCCACAGAGCACAATTAAATTCCAAGTACCCGTCGTTTACAGCATAGGCAAGAATGTTTTCTAACCGAGTCCGGATCTTCTGCGCTGTCTCGTTCTTGGTTATCCATATCGGCTGAAGGACGGCCAAGACGTCCATACGTTTGATCTCGTCTATTCTTTTGTTCCCGATAACTGGATAGACGTAGGTATCGAAGTACTTCACCATATTGGTGTAGGTCTTCTCGTTGCGCCAGCACTTCACATCTTTGATCTTTTCCAATGTTTGATCGGCGAAGCGCTTAAAGAGCGGCGTATCGTCTTTCAGATACTCCTCCTCTAATTTCTCTTTCTTTGTCTTCAACAAAGACTCGCCCGCTGCCAATTTACCTAGGAACTCTTTGGCAGTATTCTTGGCTTGAGTAAGATCAACCTTGCTCACCGAACCAATGGCCTTGTCATAGCGCTTGCCGTTTAACATGTAGCGAAACACGAAGCGCCGGGTATTGCCTCGAACGATATAGACTAAGTTCGGCGCAACGGTATAAAAGCCTTCAGGCAGGGTCAGATAATTCTTCAGCGTCACCCTTGTTTTCATCACAACAAACACTTCAAAAACACCACAGTAAGCATAGCAAAATTAATCTTCTTCTGTTCCTTAATGCTCCCAATCGGAAAATTTTTCCAATTTAAAATTGTTATTTTATGTTTGTTTTTAAAGGATTTTTATAAACAATGTTCCAGAGTGCTCCACTTGTGAACCCCCTGCAATCTTTACAAGGTTAGAAGATTGCCTGGCGCGCCACCAAAGTTAAAAGAATATTTCTTGGAAAATCTCGCTTAGGCGGGATTTTTTTCATTTCAGCTCCGTGCGCTTTTGCAAAGCCGCTTCGTGCGCATCGTGCTTTCTCTTCGTAAAGTCTGCCCTGTACTAATCTTCCTGCGCCGCATCCGGCCAAAGCAATTTCTTCGGCTTCATATTACGGCCGCACTCATTAACCAGTTTGCAGACCTTTTTTCCAGACGCATTCCTATA